TAATATATAATGCGTTAAATCACTTAAAAAGTAAATGTCTAGGTATAGTATAGTATGGCAAAGGCAAAGCAAGCTAAGACGACTACCCCCGTTGTTGAGAACACCACCCCCGCAAGCGAGACGGCTGTAAAGCCCGCAAAGACTGTAAAGGCCGCAAAGGCTGTAAAGGCCGAGACCGCCCCTGCTCCTGTTGTTGATGCTTCTGTAGAGACTCCTCTTGTAGATGCATCGGCACCCGCGAGCGATGAGTTTGAGGCTTCCGTTGAGGAGCAATCCATCGAGTTTCTCGCGAAGCTTCAGCAGATGAGCTCTTTGATCTCGTCTTTGAAGACCGAGTTCAGATCTCTTGAGAAGAAGTGGAGCCGCGAGCTCAAGTCTGTCAAGAAGCTTAGCTCTCGCAGAAAGCGCAAGGCTGGAAACCGTGCCCCTAGCGGTTTCGTGAAGCCCACTCGCATTAGCGATGAGCTTGCCTCTTTCCTTGGAAAGGAGAAGGGTTCCGAGATGGCGCGCACAGCCGTCACTCGCGACATCAATGCTTATATTCGCACTCACAATCTTCAAGATACCAATAATGGTCGCAAGATCAATCCTGATGCCAAGCTCGCTTCCCTTTTGAAGCTCGGCGCAGAGGATGAGCTCACATATTTTAACCTCCAGCGTTTCATGAGCCCTCACTTTGCCAAGACGGTCAAGGCCGAGTCAGTTGCAACAGCATAAAGCGAAGCGACCTAATAAAGCGAAGTAACTTGAAAAATTCTAACCTAAAAAATATATAAAAATATAGTATATTTTTTAGATAAAAAATCTAATACATGAAAAATGAAATACTTTTATTATACATTGTTTGAAGTTTCAATTACAGGCGGAACCTCGATTACAGGCGGAACCTCGATTACAGGCGGAACCTCGATTGCAGGCGGAAACTCGAATGTAGTAATACCGTAGTCTAATTCACTCGGGAATATATTATATTTATGCAAAATTTTAGCAATCATTACATCTTCATAAATTTCATTTTGATATAATACATCTAAATTGGTAAAATTGTATTCTTGATTTATATACGTCATCGCCTTCTTGCTCAAAATATACGATCTCCCACCATTCAACCAAGACACAAAAGAACCATTATATTCCATATTATCCCAATAAGAAAAAGGTGTTACTTTTCCAAAATGATATATTCTTGCTCCATCGTAATGCTTATTGTTATGTACATGTATATAATTTTGGCCAATATAATCAGCTCTTTCAATTTCTTCAAAAGTATATAAATTCTTTATTTTTTTTTCTGTAAGGTTCATTGCCTCGTAATCATCAATTTTTAATATATGAGTATAACTATCAAAACATGACAGTTTTGAAACTTGATCAATCATACAAATTATTTTCTCAGGAAGACATTCATAAGTATCTCTGCAATTCAAATATAAAATTCGATGATTTTCATCATACCAATTTTCTGCTTTTGGACTGTATGAAAAAATGATCAAATCTTCTTTTATATTATCTAATATATCTTTCCATAAATGCCAATTTTTATGACATGACATGACTACCACTAAAATTTTCATTACCATCTTTATATATGTATATAAATATATTTAAAAAAAATAATTATTGAAATAATTTTTATAGTATTTGTTAAAATATAAATCCATCTAAAGATAATATCGCGACAATATCTTTTTTAATATAGGGTCCATTTGCTATTTTCATTTTTTCAAAAAATGCACCAGTATCCAATTTGTCTTTTTTTTCACGCAAATTAAATAAATCATCAATTTTTTCAACAAGCGAGTAATCTAAAATATAAGATGTATTTTCTAAAAGCCATTTATAAAAATCAGCATTTGTTGTATTTGTTTTAGTTTTATAATACTTTTTAAATAATTTTAACGTGTTATAAAGATCAAGACCATTCTTATTATAATCCGTTCCAGACAAAATGCAAATTTGCCTGAATTCTTTTTCTAAAAGACCCAACTCTTCTAGCATACGTTTTGTATTGTAAATAACTACATTATGCTTCAATAAGCTAAAATATCGCAATACTCTGGGGCACCCATATACAAATAAATCCATATCTTCACTCATGCACGCCCATACTTTTTTTTTGATCGCTAGCAATGCACATAATTCATCTGCTTCCCCTGGCGCATCGAAATACGTTGCACCAAATGCTCGCATAAGTTCTTTCACCTGGTCAATTTGTTCCTTTTGAATATAAATAAATTTCTTTTTCAATAAATCCATTGCAATAGATAATTCTTGTTTCTCATCGTGATCCAAATTCATGTCCGTTTCCAACTGTTTTTTTAATTCTTGAAACTCTTTTTTTGCCTGTACTTTGTCGCTCTTTCTTTTTTCCAATACTTGTTTTTTTTCATCAGGTGGTTTTCCATCAAAGACAAAGACAGGAGTAATTTGATAATATCTAAATATAGATAACATCAAATACATATTTTCGATCAGCGTATTGTCCGCCGCAAATTTATATAAATAAATACTAACATCGATTGCAATTTTTTTGCCTGAAATTTCTTTCATATTTATGCATGCTATCGAGTTTGGGCAGTTTGTTCTTAAAAATTTATTTAAATGGCGAATCCCCATGTTGAATGTTATTATCTGGTACCCTTTATCTTTGATTTACGAAATTCAATTTTTTATCGATGAAAATATAAAAAATAATATAAAAAAAATGTAAAAATAATATAAAAAATAATATAAAATAATAGTATAATATGGATTCTTATATACGAGCATATGAATACGAAAAAAATGTAAATCCGCAATTAGAAAGCATTCCGATTATAACAAAAAATATACATGATTGTGAATATGGAATAACACATATTAATTTATCTGCAACTTATCGAGTTGAATATGCATCCACTTCGCCCAATTTATTGGCAAGTTTTATAAAGGTACAAAAGGGAAATGTCTTTACTATGGAAACAAGTTTTATGGCTGCTTCTCATTTTTTTTATATTATGCAAGGTACAAGTGAAATAAAAATAGATGAAACTCTATTGCATGTTCATCAAGGCGACATTCTTATTTCTCCCTTTACTTCCAATTCTATCTTCATAAAAAATAATGGATCAGAAGACTTGCTTATTTATTATATAAATGACAGTCCTTTGTTGCAATATTTAGGGAGCCAACCTTATAAAAAAACATTTAAAATTGCCATTTATTCCAAGGAATTTATTTTACAAAGTTTAAAAGATCTTGCCAATCCAAATAATAACCGAAAAGGTATTCTTCTTAGTAATCAAGATACCGAGATGCTAGGAGTCAATACCATTACACCCGTTTTATGGTCATTGTACAATGAATTGCCTCCAAAAACAAATCAACGACCTCATAAACATAACTCGGTTGCATTAGATCTATGTATTACATGTGAAGATCCAGAAAATATTTATAGTCTCATTGGAGAGAAGATTGACGAACAAGGAAATATTATCGATCCGATCAAAGTGCATTGGTCAAAAGATGGTATGTTTGTAACACCACCAGGACTGTGGCATTCTCATCATAATCAGGGTGAAACATACGCGTATATATTGCCTATTCAGGATGCTGGATTACTTTTATATCAGAGAATTTTAGGTATTGTTTTATTATAAGAAAATTGATCTTTTTAATACCAATAATAAAATGTAAGAAAATAAAATAATATGATATCTATTTATCGTTGTTGCGGATTTGAAAGCAATGCCTTTGAAAGACCAATTCTTCAAGAGAAAATGATTATAGAAAAGCAATCAAAAGAAGACAAAGAAGAAAAAGAGAAAGAAAAACCAACCTTTTACTCGGGTGATACTGTTTCAGTTTATAATGATGACATATATCATCGTGCTACTATTATTTATGTAGAAAAAGTTATGTCATTTCTTGAGGGCGAATGTCAGCATATGTATGCACGATTTCATAATCCAGTAATATATCATCATTTTCTTAAAAAGGGATTACGATTAATATCAATTCATCCAAAAGGAGTCTTTGAAAAATGTGTTGTTGTCACTATTTTATATGAGGAAGACGCTGGAGAAAAAGATAAAATAAAAGAAATTCTTGTAAAAAATGAATCCACTATGTCGTCGCGTATGGTATATTCTATCAATTTAGAAAAAATAGATTCTATTTTAATAAATGAATATAAAATAAAGCAAGTATGAAAACCAGATCACAAACGATATTACAGGCGAAAGAATTAGAATTTACGTTCGACTTTGATGAGGCGAGTGCTGCATGGCGCTCCAATAAGAAAAGTATAGGAAATGGTTCTTATAAATATGTATGCCAACATATTTGTAAGAATGGAAACAAATGCGGGCAAACATCTATCCAACATACAGAACTATTTATTTGCAAACGTCACCTACTTTGCAAAAAATAAATATAATAATAGTATAATATATGAAACGATCTACTACTAGAAAAGATCTACCCTCTATGGATTCATTTTCAAGTGAATACGGATTAAACAGCAAACAAGGAGTTTTAAAACCGGTGTTTTCATTTGTTAGTAATAAAGACCCCCCCTAAAAAAAGGTTTTATAGTAATGATAGCTTAGAGGAGGAGGAACGAGAAGAAGAAGCAGAAGAAGAAGCAGCAGAAGAAGAGGAAGAGGAAGAGGGGTTTTTTCCTTTTATAAAAAAAACACAAGAAGAAGAAGAAAAAGAAGAAAAATATTTACAAGAAAGAAAAGAAAAAGAAATAGAACATCAAGCTGCGTTGGAACATAATGAGCGCCGTTTAAAAGATCTTGCATCTTTTAAAAAAATTAAAGAGCATCAAGAAAGGAGCCGTCGCGAAAATGGCATAATTATACCGGGCAAAAAAAGCACGATAGAAAAGTTTGCGTCAGAGGATCCAGAGTTTTTTGAGTTAATCAAACATAGAGTCCAAGTCCCTGAGGAAATATTTCCAAAAACACTTGGTGCAGTAGCTCGTATCATGTCCAGAGAAGAAGATCGTAACGGCAATCGTAAAGAAATCGGTAAAAAAATTGGTGCTATTAGTGGTCTTAGTAGCGGTCAGAAACCAGAAGAATTTAAATCCGATTTAAAACGTTTTGATCCCTATTTTTACGGCGGCAAAACGAAAAAAAGAAGAAGAAGAAAAATGACAAAAACAAGAAAAATAACAAAAAGAAAAAGAAAAACAACAAAAAGAAGAAAAAGTAGAAGACGCGTTTAACCCATCTCGCTAATAGACATTCTCATATTGTTCCAAATAAACGCATTTTTTTTCCCCGATTTTTTTTCAACTTGATGATACAAGTCTTCCATACATTTTACTCCATGCAACATGGACTTCTTTTTATAATTTTGTTCGATAAACAAACAAAATTGTTCTATATTTCCAGTCGTCTTCTTGAATTGCAGCAATAAAAAATTATTCTTTGAACACCAATCCAAAAATCCATTATAATTATTTAACAGGATAGTCTTGATTACATAATACGCAAGCACGTTCGAGTTTTCCTTGTATAATGTCTTTCTCTCAATATGCGAACTCGGTAAATATAAATCTTTATACGTTAAACCCATAAATCCAAGAGCTTTCGCCAATTGAAAAAAACTATAGGTTCGCTCAAAGCTTACAAAAAAATAACAGTTTTCTATAAAGACATTCTCATCGCCTTTACAAGAAACATAACTACAAAATGCGGCATGTAATAACTCAGCCCAACATTCCGCATAAGCTTCATACAAATTGACTTCAGATTCAACTGGAAAAATGGTAAGTATTTTTTTTGTACATTCGCTTGTATTCATGCTCGAAAAATCCAAACCCAAATTATGAAATAATTCGTGCATTAATACTTTGAACCATTCTTCGTGTCTAAACACCACAATTTCTGATACAACTGGACATGTATAAGTAAATGCAGTATTAACGTGTTCTTGATCCAATACATCAATATTACTTTTTGGCAAAACTTTTTTCAAGGAAGTAAAATATAAAAACAGCGTCATTTTTTTTGCGCATTGATTGGAAGAATAATTCTCTATAAAATGTAGCCATAACATAATCGATTCTATATAATTATTATAATGAGCTATCTGTGATTCAGCATCCATATCTTCTACAATAAAATGCACTGTTACTTCTCGGTGTAAGAGAGAAAAAGTATAGCAAATATCATATTCGCTATGAGTATCAATATGATCTCTAATAGCTTCAGGGAAGCTGTCTGCATTAAATTGAGATGGTCTTGGAATTTCATGCACAGTAGAAATTTTACGAATGCTTACATGATATGGACTCTTTCTCTCAAGTTTTCCATCAGAAGCCTTTTTTGATTCTACATATTGATGAGCTGCATATAAGTTTGCGTATATTTTTTTCATTATTTTTTTGCTTTTCGCAGTAAAAGGTACCGCATCAATACATTTATTCTTAAGAAAAAACTCCATCAATATTTTACTTTCTTTCGTAGGTTTCATATAATAATATAGTTATACTATACCATTATTTTAATTACATTTAAAATAGATAATTATTTTATTTGTATAGAATAGAATGCAAGAAACCCCAACTACAGTGGAAGAAGTAAAGGAGCAAGTTGCTATCATTGAAGAACTGAAAACCCACGTAGAAAATGTAATAGCAAAAGAGGAAATAAAAGAGGAAGTAAAAGAAGAAGTAAAAGAAGAAGTAAAAGAGGAAATAAAAGAAGAAGTAAAAGAAGAAAACCTATTTAGTATTCTAGCTTTAACAGAAGCTTTTGAACAAAAAATAGTTATTGAAGAAGAAATAAAAAATTTCATCCAAGTATTAATGGAAACAAAAAACGGACTATTTTATTGCATAGATAGAACTATATATGATCAAAGTGGAAATCTATTATTGGAATCTTTAGATAATTTTTCTAAAATAACTAGCTTATTAGTTGTTTTGTATGAATCGCAATATCAAAACAAAAATAAAGAAAAAATATTGGAACTATGTAGCAAGACTCTAAAAATTATACTGAATATTATTGCAAAAGATTCTTCTTCTTCTAATGTAGAAAAAATGATTGATACTATTGCTATTCTTATTAAATTAAACAAAACATTAAAGAAATCAAAAAAAGGATGCATGGAATCCATTTTTGTATTTAAAAAAACAGCATAATATATAAGAATGAAATTATTAACCTTCTTATTTATTAATTTTATCGTCAGCTTTTTCTCTGATATTGTTTTGAATGATTTATCCAAATCGATGATTCCTTCACTAAAACCATACTTTCATAACCAATCTATTATTGTTTCCGCAATTTATGCTGGAATAACGGTTGAAATAGCATTATTCATTACAATCGGGTGTTTTTATTTGCTATTTCACTCTTTTGTTCCCAAAACAATGAAAATGCTCTTCTTCTTTTGTATAATCGCATTCATTATTGGGTATATATGTGATGTACTTATTGATAAACTACACATATTTGGCAATCGATTGGATGAATATTATAAAAAACTTGGAGCTGGATTCTGGGGAGCCATCGCATTTATATTCTCCATTGTAATAAGTTATTTTATTCAAAAAGAAATCTTACCCATTCTATAATGCAAAAAGAATCCGCCGATAATAGCGACAATAATAATAACTCTATAAAAGAACTTAAAGAAAAAATCGAAGCCATGGAACAAACCATGATTTCGATGGATCAAAAAATAGACCGGCTCTTGGAACTCATGGAAAAAGATTGCAAAAAAATGACCGATCATATTGATTTTGTAGAAGGTGTCTATGAAAGCGTAAAAACACCTTTTACTTTTATTATGGATAGTGTGAATCGAGTTGTTCATCCGGTTTTAATGCAAGGACCAATGCAAGAATCAATGCAAGGACCAATGCAAGGACTAATAGAAGAAGATGTAGAAGACATCAATATTTAATTATTTTTATTTTATTTAAACTATATTTTTTCATTAAAGTTTTTTCAGCTTCTCTCTTATTAGGATCAAATGCTCCGCCAATTCCGGATCTTTTGATTTTTTATAATGTAATAATTTGGCATTTTTTGTTTCCAATAAAATTTGTTTCATTTCTTCAATTTGGGTAAATTTCGCATCCAATGCATCTTGAAGTGCCTTTTCTCTCTTTTTACCATTTACATCTGAATCCATTCCGATTTCTTTGGCTCTTATTAGTTCGCCCTTGTATTTGCCTGTACTTGATCCAGCGGCTTTCGCCATCTCTGGATCTTTGGATAATTTAGTACCCGACTCTGCCGTAAAAGACAAATAAAATTCCGGTGTTTCTCGAAATTTGCTGGCTTGATAATAATGTTCCACACTGTTCCATTGATGCCCATCCAAAACAAATTGTGCCAGCCACTGATTATCCAATTTTTTTCGCCACTGTTTGATAGAAGCCAATTGAGAAAAGTCTCTTAGCAACTCTTGTGGCATTTTTTCATTGGAGCCTTTCCCAGGCACTTTGTCTGCACTAGATTTATAAAAAATAAGTTGTATATCGTCTTCATACAGGCCGCGTATTTTAGCTTCCGATAGTTCATCAAATTTTGGAACAGCTGGTGCCGTAGGCTTGTGTTCTCTATTAAAAGCTATAAAATCTGGTATCAAAGTAAATGTACCAGCATTACTCTCCATACATTTTTCAGACACTTTCATTTTTACATCAAAAGGTATCTCTGGAAAGGTAAATATTTGTCTCTTTTTGTAGCCAATCAATTTATAATGATATCCATTAAATTCCAACATCAAATAATAATCCGGTCTAAATTCTCCCTGTTGTTGTAAAATATCATCATTTAATTGCCCACATAAGATTATATTACTATTATCATTTGCCTTGTAAGATTCATGAGAGAAAAGAATAAATTTTATGCGTAAAATTCTTTCAAGTGTTGATAGTGCCCATGTTTCACCCCAAAACTCACAGGTTGCAATGACTTGTTTAAATTTCTCCAGAGTATCTACATTTTTCATGAATCTATATTCGTGTTTAATTTGTTTCGACATTTGTCGTTCATGAATAATTCTTTCTCGTTGATCCGCTATATTTTTCGCAGCATCTACATATTGTCTTCTCTCGCTACTATCCAAGGTTTCATGAAAAAGTTTAGAATATTTCTCGTATTCAATCTCTAATTGTTTGATATGACTTTCATCTTTTACAATCGATTCCTTCGCCGATTCATATTGTCCTTTGTAAGACATGAACAAGGTTTCGGTTGCTTGGTCGGCAAGTTTTCTTCGCAGCTTCAATACAGTTGTTTGTTGGCCGATTTGAGCAAATGCATCACGTATTGTTGCAAAAAGACAATCTCCACCTCCTTCGTTATCCACAATATAATAATTTGGATTTTTCATGTATGTTTCAATCCACGATTCCGTCTCTTTTTTACTATATTTATCTCGTTGCGTTTTTGCATCCGCTTTCGTTTCTTCTTTTAAACGCGATAACAAGGGAATACCTTCCGTCTTGATAAAAATATCTCGTCTTAATTCAGGAATTTCTGCAACTGGTTCTTTTTCTTCTTTTTCTTCATCGCCTGTTTTGTTGCCATTTTTTTTCCCAATCTTTTTTTCTTCAAGCATTTCTTCCGTAACAAATGAATATAATAATGGACTACCTATTTCTTCCACATCTAAATTAGATTCATCATCCATATAGTCAGGAAGATCACTTGTATATAATTCATACAACCCAATTTGTAAAATACCTTTATCCTTTTTGATCAAATAAATAGGAAAATATGTAATATTTTTATCAGCAAATGTATTTTTAGCATTTCCTACTGCAATCACAATATCGATGCCATCTACTTCAATTTCATACAGATCGACTTCTTTTTTAAGATCTTCTGGATCAATGGTTCTTATCTCATCATAGATAACTGTTTTATCTAATTTACTTACTACCATTTCTTTTTCTTATTATAATACGCTATTTTTAATATTTGAATAATTTTATATATAAATTTTTATATCAAAAAAAGTTTAAAATAAAATTGATATTATTATTGTTATTCATAATAATATCAATCTAGCCATGGGAAACTACTGTTGCTGTTTTTCAAAAAAACAAACCTTATCATATGAAATCATTCTTAAATTGCCCCACGACAATCAGTGCTTTCAACTTGCCAACAATACATGGAATTATAAAGAAGATGTCAATGCACAACTTCGCGAATGTTACAAAAAACCCTTTACGCATTGGATTGTTTATAATGATGAAACTCCGGAAAAAACAGTTAGCACTGGAGCTCACGCAAAAGGAATTGTTGCGTGGAATGACAAATGTATTTCGTGGCTGATTCATTCTGTTCCCAAATTTCCCAAAGCATTTGATGGGACCAATCAATTTCCCGATATTGATCATGGTGAATTGATCTACGGGCAATCCTTTGTTTTTATAAAAATGGGTATTGAACATTTGGATGGAATTTTGAATCAAGTCTTTATTATGCATCCGAATATCTATATTTGTAATTTTGATTACTCTTTATACAAAGATCTGCATAAGTCCAAGCAAGATAACATTTATAAAATAAATAATTCGCTGGAACATGTTACAAAATCTCCACATTATCATATAGATGTATATGAAGGTATCTTATTACCTGCGTTTGGCGGACCAATTCATACAGAAACATGGATTCGCGGACACGAACTACCCGATTCAGATAAATGCAAAAAAGCTGCCGCTATTCATTGGGAAGAAAAAAATCTCGCTTATACTTATACTCACGATCATAGTAAATATTGTTATTCCGACAAGGGATGGACCGCAATTGGTGATTTAAATCGAATGACCTCGCAAGAAAAAAGAGGCGGAGGTTTTCTCGTTATTCGAGATATTCCAATTGCACAACTATTCAAAAGAATCATGCTATAATTGAACTCTTTTATACAAATTTAGAATTTAGAAAAAATTGATTTTTTCTAATAAAACAAGGTAAAAGCAAAAAAGAATGACTACCGTATCAAGAGAAGAAACACTACGTCTATTAGATGACGTTATAAAAGTTCAAGAAGGTGCAAAAATCCCTACAAAGCCCGAGCATAAGTGGCGAGATATTCCTGATTTAATTCGACGACTATTAACAGTGATACCAGCAACAGAAAGAGACTTGATTCGAGATTTACAACAATATAATACAATATGTACGATTGCGCCATTCGTAATAAAAGCTGCATATACACGCGACACGCCGCTTCAAATAATGAGAATGCATATAATAACTATTATGGAACAATATGACATTCCAATATTAAATACTCGTCCTTGGACAATTGCCAACCTTTGGCAGAGATATGTTGTAGAAATTTTTCATAGTTTAAGATACGATAATGAAATGTAAGAATGACATAGAATAACAATTTAATTATTATCACCATAATACAAACTTCTTCATAAATTTATCTCGTTTTAATTCTTCTACATAATACCAAAGTTCTTTTCTTTTTCCCACTATTTCTAGATTTTTTGAATTATTTTCAAAAAGAACAATTTGTTCAATAATATCCTGTTTTTTCATCTTGCTTGTCTTTAACATACCTTTTGAAATTCCATAATAATCACATATAAGAAGTAATTGTTTTATATTATAACTTAAATCATACGTTTTAATTTCCGAAAAGACTTCATCTTCATGGTTTGAGTCTTCAAATTCCATTAAAAAATATTTCAAGTTTGCTTCTATTTCTATTGGATTCTCATTAGGTAATTCCTCTTCATCAATATTATAAGTAATGTGCTCTTCCATATATAATAAGAACCTTATTTGTTTTTATTATATTTTACACAAAGTTATCTATATCTATATCTACATCTCAACAATGTCCATAAATTTGAATATTGCCTTATTAGATAAACTTGCAAAACTTTTGGGCTTGCTATTCGCTAGACATCCGATAACTTCCACAATGGTTTGACCATTTGGCATCAAATAACTGGACCTTGAAAAGATCTCTTTATTGTATAAAATAGCAATATTTTCTACCATCTCATCTACTTCATTCTTTCTATTGTCTTGAGGAATAAATTCCAGAATTTGTTTTAGCAAATTTGCAGCAAATTCTATTATTTTTTCGTCAGCAATAATCTTTGTGGAAGACAAATTCACAAAGAATGTGCTCAATGACTTTCTCCTTTCATTGTCAGAGTTTATTTTGCAAAATAAATCGTAATTCTCATCTGCATTGACATACTCAATTTTGGTAAATAGTTCCAAGAAAGATGACAAATTGTTCTCAAATACTGTCTTCATAATCTCATATTTATGAATCAATTGCGTATATAAATCAGCATAGTATTTGGAGTAAAATCGATTGTTTGAGGCAATCTCAAAAACAGCATTCCCCACCTTTAACATATCTTCTTCATTAGCGTCCAATTGATCTAATATTTCTATAATTTTTTCATACTGTTCTCGATACGTTTTTTCCGTAATTTTATTCAAACAAAAACGAATCATATCAAATTGTGCATCAATTCCAACCTTTTGTTCCATTTTTGTCGCATGAAATGTACGTATTGATTCCCAATCATTATCATTCACCATTTCCATCCCTTGATTACCGCGTCGTTTCCTTCTAAAATTTGGATCCGCTGATGCACGATCAAACGAATCCTTATTTGCGGGTTGTTCGCGTTTTACAAAATTTGGTGTTTTTATATACGTCGGAGAACCCACTTGTTGCGCCAACTCTGTAATCATCGCAATTGTCTCTTCTGGTAACTTTATATCAAAACCACCAAAGGTTATATCGCGAAAGTCATTAAGATTATACACATAATTATTTTCTCTTTGTTGCATTAGCATAAGTGGTATTATATATAGACTAATATCATTTATATCAATTTTTTTGTATAATATAAAAAATTGAAAGAAAATAATACTTAAACAATTCGTCATAAAGATTAGTATGTCACTAAAAAGCGAAACTGTAGTGGATGCAGGGGAGGGGGAGGGGGCTAGCACTGAATACTCTTCAGTGGAGATAGATAATTGGGATGAATTTGATATTAAGCCCGATTTATTGCGTGGAATATATGGACATGGTTTTGAAAAGCCAAGTCCAATTCAACGCAAGGCCATTAAGCCTATCGTGGATGGAAAAGATATTATTGCTCAGGCACAGTCTGGAACAGGAAAAACGGCCACTTTTACCATTGGATCTTTGTCCAAAGTAGAACTGGAAAAGAATGAAACCCAAGTACTTGTATTATCGCCTACGCGCGAACTAAGCAAGCAGACAGCGAATGTTATGCTTAGTATCGGAGGAATGATGAAGGATCTACGCGTTCAAGTCATTGTAGGCGGATCTTCTATTGATGAGGATTCGGCTTTTATGAAAAATAATATTCCACACGTTATTGCAGGGTGTCCGGGGCGTGTTTATGATATGATTCGCCGCAATCATATCAATGTTAAAACCGTAAAGATTGTTGTGCTTGATGAAGCAGATGAAATGTTGAGCACTGGATTCAAAGAGCAAGTCTATAATATCTTTCAACATTTCAAGAATGATGTGCAAGTTGCGTTGTTTAGTGCCACATTGCCGCCTTATATTGACAACATAACAAGCAAGTTTATGCGAGATCCTGTTCGGGTAACGGTGAAAACAGAACAGCTCACATTAGAGGGAATTTCTCAGTATTTTATTGCGGTCGAAGATGATATGCAAAAGTATGCAACAGTAAAAGATCTTTATAAATTCATGTCTCTGAGTCAATGTATTATTTACTGCAATAGCGTGAAGCGCGTGAGTGATTTGTATGATGCAATGATGGAAGACGGCTTTCCAGTTTGCAGGATTCACAGTAGTATGGAAAAAGCCGATCGTGACAAGGCATTTACTGAGTTTAAAATAGGATCCTCGCGTGTTCTAATCTCATCGAATGTTACGGCGCGCGGAATTGATATTCAACAAGTGAGCTGTGTGATTAATTTTGATATTCCAAAGGACGTTCATACTTATTTGCATCGCATTGGACGATCTGGTCGCTGGGGCAGAAAGGGAACTGGTATTAACTTGATTACTCGTCGCGATACTTCCAAGTTGAAGGAAATTGAAGAATATTATTCATGCCAGATCAATGAACTTCCTGCAAACTTTAACGCATAGAACCCGATACTTTAAACAATGAATTTAACAAAATGATATAAATTTAACAAAATGATATAAATTTAACAAAATGATATAAAATTTTTATAAGAGAGTGTGTAATGCTAATTGAAACCTTTATAAGTCGTATTATTATTACATGGATTTTTTTTATTGGATCCATGCTTGGAATCATCATGGCATATCAAACAAATTCATTATTTGTCTTTGGACCTAATCCTCATTTATATATATTAGGAATATGCATCGATACTACAGAAAAATATGTCATTGTTGCAAGCTTTTTTTTTATTAATAGTGGAGTAAGAACAGCAAATCATAATATGATACAATCATGGATTATCAATATACTTCAAGATCAAAAAATAGTTACTCATGCTGATCCATGTTTATCATATGAATTTACACTAACTTCTACTCTATACATATGGTTTGATTTTTTTATGTACATGAACATTATCATGTCACAAATTGATATGTTTTTGATTGAAGTTATTTCAGATATGATAACAACATGTATTGTAACAACTTATTATTTACGCGTAAAACAGAAGGATCAAAATCTGGAAGATAGAACCTTGGAAGATAGAACACTAACTGTTGTATAAAATAAAATATATATGCTTATAATAGGTATATATCTTTTATGACAAAAACAAAAAAAATAGAAACAAAAACATATAAAAAACATGCAAAAATAAAGATGAATCCTCATCGTTATACACGAAAACAGAAACGATCGATCACTAGTCAGCTTTTTTCTGTTTCAAAAGATGATATTATACAGGATTATAAGAAGTTGAAACAGATTGGATGTGATAAAAAAAAGGCATTTAGCAAAACAGGTAATAATTTTGTAAATTATTTTACATTGGAAGAACGTTTGCAAACAGTGGGTAACAAAGGTGTTAGTTTTTATGACGTCTGGAAAAATCGTATGACTTTAACTAAAGAATATCCATATGTTCAAAAAGTATTAGATTATTATGAAAAATCCTATTCTACTTATCCAACTATCAAAGTTTGGAAACGTATATTTGATTTATATTATGGCTCCATTAGTATTTTTAGACCCTTGCAAGCAATGGAAATCTATTGTCGATTTCAACCTACATCTATTCTAGATTTCACCATGGGCTGGGGCGGACGATTAGTAGGTGCTTGCGCACTCGGAATAAATAGCTATATCGGTATTGACAATAATATCCAACTTAAAAAACCCTATGAAAACATGGTAAAAATGTTGGCACCCCTTTCTCAAACAAAAGTAAAACTATACTTTAAAGATGCCGTCAATTTTGATTATTCCAAATTAAAATATGATATGGTTTTAACGAGTCCGCCTTATTATAATACAGAGATTTATAGAAATACGACTCCAATGTCCAATGAAGTTTGGAATGCCACATTTTATGAGCCTCTTTTTAAAAAGACGTATCAGAACCTACAGAAAGGAGGAGTTTATTGTTTGAACTTGTCGTCAGAAATATATGAGACAGCTGCAAAAAAAATATTAGGTGCATGTAAGACAAAAATTCCCATGAAGAAATTTAAACGAACTACCGGGACTCAAAAAGAAGAATATATTTATATTTGGCATAAAAAATAAAAATAAAATACAGGTTCGTCAAAATACTTGGATTATTATTTCGACGAAATATAACATGCATCTATCAAATTTAGAGAAAATCAATGAACATTTTCGGTTTCCCATTTCTTACAATCATAAAAAAACAGAATTAAGGAAACATATTATTGATGATTTAGAGCTTGTAGAGACCGTCGATCCATCAGGATGCAGCATGTATCAAATGGCTTTTCAACCATCCACTTGCCTTGGCAAAAAAGTATTAGAAGAGTTGCCCAATTTTTACACAACGGATATTGTCTTTCTAAAAGAGACGCAGCAAATTTTAAAACAATATAAAGAAGTAGATTGCGATGTGGATTTTTCGAATATGATGGATATTTGGGATGAAATAAAAAACGACACTGGATTCAAAGAAAAATATCAGTACATTGATTGGCCCGCATGGGAATATCTAAACAAGTCAGAATGGTTTTTACAAATCATGAGTTTATATAATTTAACCTCTCCTATTTTATCTTTTATTGTTCCAATCGTTATTTTATTTATTCCTTTTTTTATTATAAAAGCAAAAGGTCTCCCAATTACCTTTTCAGAATACTTGGATGTTCTAAAAATTGTTGCATCCAATCATGCCATTGGAAAATTATTTACTCAATTTAGTAGTGTTAAAACTGAAGAAAAAGTGTATCTAATTGTGAGTGCCGGGTTTTATATCTTTTCCATCTATCAAAATATTTTAACCTGTTTCAGATTTCACCAAAATATGATTAAAATTCACTCGCACTTGAAATATATACAACGTTACATTGAATATACAGAAAAAAACATGTACAACTTTTTGTCTTTTTCTGAAAATATGAATAGTTATTCTGAATTCAATCAATCTCTGAGAGAGAAAATGATAAGACTTGTTCGATTGAAAGAACACTTACAATCTATTTCGCCCTATTCCTTACATGTAAAAAAAATTGGAGAATTAGGTACTGTATTGAAACATTTTTATGATATATATCAAGATTCTGTCTATCATGATACCTTGATGTATTCTTTTGGTTTTAATGGATATACAGATACTATACAAGGTCTAAAGAAAAATATTGATGATGGATTTTTACGTTGTTGCAAGTTCTCTTTGAAAAAAAGAAAGCATATATTCAAGAAAGCGTATTACCCTGCTTTAATGCGGACAAGTCCGGTAAAAAATGATATTCAATTTAACAAAAATATTAGTTTAACGGGTCCCAATGCTTCTGGAAAAACAACCATTTTAAAATCCGCACTTATCAATATTATTATTTCTCAACAAATAGGGTATGGATTTTATGAATCTGCAACAATGCGCCCTTTTGATTTTATTCATTGTTATTTAAATATACCAGACACCTCTGGAAGAGACAGTTTATTCCAAGCAGAAGCTCGTCGCTGCATGGAAATTTTAGACATGATTAAAGAAGAGGAACATGCTGGAAAAACACACTTCTGTGCATTTGATGAATTATATTCGGGAACAAATCCAGCTGATGCGGTAATGAGTTCTCTCGCATTTATGGAATTTCTAATAAAAAATAAATGTGTAAGCTGTATTTTGACAACACATTTTATAGAAGTATGCAAACGTCTCAATGCAAATAATTCTATTACTAATTTTCACATGAAAACAACGAGCACAAATGGAGAAAGGAATTTTTGTTATACTTATCAATTAAAGAAAGGGATTTCTGAATTACGCGGCGGATTAAAAATTCTGAATGATATGAATTATCCAAAAGAAATACTTGACAAGACTCAAGAGTTGAAAATATAATAAACCAGTTTAAATACTTTTCATTTATTTACATAATCAATGAAAAGTATTTTTTTACTTATCTTTTATGCAATGATTTCAACAGATGCAATTAAGCCAAAATTATGTGTTAATTGCCAGTTTTTTACCAAAGATTTTTTTACTGATAATAATTTTGGTAGATGTTTAATGTTTCCAAAAGAAGAGGAATTAGATGATAATTTTTTGGTGACGGGAATTAAAAGTAAAAAACACATTGAATACACGTATTGTTCTATTGCGAGAAAATTTGATTCTAAGTGTGGAAAAGAAGGAAAGTTCTATGAAAAAAAATAATAAAATGTATTAAATATTCGTTACAAAAGAAATTTAAAAATATAAAATACTTGTAAGAATGGGCCTCTCCGACTTTTTAACTGTTCCGTTTTTGATAAGCTTAGGAATTACATTTATCTTAGTAGGCATTTTAGGAATGTTTTTATCGCAACGAATTATGGATCAAAATCATAAAATATCCTCTATGATGGGACTCGTTTCTTCTGTAGTAGATGAATTAAATTTTGTTCGATCTAATCTTCAGGTGATGGCGGTGCAACCACCTTTAGATAAACAAGTTGGCGCAGGACTTGGTGCAGGACTTGGCGCAGGACTTGGCGCAGGACCCGAAGTTAGTCCTGTTGCTGATGAACAATCTCTTATTTCTGTTAGCGATGAAGAAGAAGATTCAGAGGAAGAGGACGAAGATTCAGAAGAGGAGGAAGAAGAGGAAGAGGAAGAGGAAGAAAATGAAATAATCGCAAGTGAAGATCTTATAAGCGAACCAACTATTAAAGTCATTGATATGGGAGAAACAATGAATATTAATTATTTGCAAGAAGAAGTAGAACTCGAAGAAGATGAGGAAGAAGATTCTGAAGGATTGGAAGAGGTATCAGAGGATGAATTGGAAGAATTAGAGGAATTAGAGGAACAACAAGAAGAGAAAAAAATAGTAGTAAAACCCGATATTAAGAAAATGAATCTTCAAGCGCTAAGAGAATTGGCAAATACTCGCGGCATCATGGGCGATGTTTCAAAAATTAAAAAGGCAGAACTAATAAAAATGATTGAAGAGCAGATGTAATATTTTTCTTCTTGTAGTATATTATTATGGCAAACTGGGGCACATGTTTTAGCGGTTCTAATAATATACATTTTGATTTTCCGCCTATTATGGCAGACGGAAGAAATTTTGCCTCGTGGCAACCTGAAGCTGTTATCAATTCACGCATTCAGAAACAAGAAAATATTCACAGCAATTGGACATATCGTCAATATTTGACAAATAATGCTTTACAAATTATGAAATATAACAATGCAGAAGCTTGTTATGATCTTGGTCTGCCGTCTCACGAACAAACAAATAAAACGCCGTCTGCCAATGTTCCTTACTTGTATTCCTCTCCTTTTGATACAAAAAATCCCGGATACGGATACTGTTCCAGCAACTTGAAATCACCTTATTTATCAAGAGAACAATTAAGCGCACGAATGATTGCGCCGACTATTTATGTCCCAGCAAATACATAAACATAATAATATATTTTATATTTTTATATTTTTATATAAAAAGAGAAATGCTAATCGATAAATTTTTTGCAGAATTATTTGGAACATTTGTTTTTTTAGCAATTATTGTTACTATTGTGGAAACACATAGCATATACGATTCAGCACAAGCATGGCTCAAGATCCCTCTAGTGCTCACTGCATCGATTCTTGGCTTTGGTTTTATTTCAGGTGCCAATTTTAATCCTGCTGTATCTCTTCTATTTTACATGGATAATAGATTAACATTACTACAAATGGTTGCTTATATTATTGCACAGTGTTTAGGTGCAATGTTGGCATATGCTTACTATGTTTATACAAAACCATACTTGAATAGGCAAGATTAATAAGGATAGATAAGAGAGAGGATACCTATTTTTATTTTTATTGATTTATATAGTTATAGTTTTCAAACTACATAAATAATTATGTGAATGTACTGTAAATAATGCGTCTATTAAGTATTGACGTAGGTATCAAGAATTTGGCCTATTGTCTTTTAACAACATCAGGCACAGAATTTACGATTGATAAATGGGGTGTATTGGATTTGTCGGAAGAAATATCATGTTTATGTTCGATTATGGAAAAGGGCGTACCGTGTGGGAAACCAGCTAAATTTAAAAAAGATTCACACTATTTTTGCTTGAAACATTCAAAAAAACAGGTATATCAAGTTCCGGCGAATGATTTGAAACCGGCTTTTATTAATAAACAAAAAATTCAGAATCTTTGCGAAATCGCAGATAAATATAAAATTGCATACGAAAAACCGATTAAAAAAACAGATTTAACAAATATTATCAATACTTATATTTTAGAAACATGCTTTGAACCAGTTGTCAAAATAAATGCATCCAAATTGGATTTAGTTACCATTGGCCATAATTTGCAAATCAAATTTGATGAGGTATTGGAAAATCAATTTCACACTATAGATATGGTTATCATTGAAAATCAGATTGGACCGATTGCTATTCGCATGAAAACAATTCAAGGTATGATCGCTCAGTATTTTATTATGCGCAATTATCAAATCAATATCGATTTTGTAAATGCTTCAAATAAATTAAAGGCTTTGCCAACAACAGAGAAAACTAGCTATAAAGATAGGAAAAAATTGGGCATACAAACATGTGCTGATATATTTTCTTCAAATACCAAGTTGGAGAGCTGGAAATCATACTTTGAGAATCATAAAAAAAAGGATGATTTAGCGGATGCCTTATTACAAGGATTGTGGTTTATTTCAACGGTAAAGTAATTTTTTCCTTCTAATTTTTTGCTCCACTTTTCTCAAAAGTGGATACGTATTGATTTTGCTCCACTTTTCTCAAAAGTAGATAAAGGTTGGTTTTGCTCCACTTTTCTCAAAAGTGGATACGTATTGATTTTGCTCCACTTTTCTCAAAAGTGGAAATATATAATTATATATATTCGTAATACTTAAAATTAATTCATCTATTCATTTCATAAGAGAAGATGGATTCAGAAATTATCGATTTATCAATGGAAGAAGATACGTCATTTAGACAAAAATCGGTCAATTTTGGTGCTGGAATTGAATTACTCATGAATGAAAAAACCAAAAAAGAAAGTGCTGGTTCGAGCGATATTCATTTAGACGATTTAAATAATTTGGAAGATGAACTCAACAATCTCACTTCGGATATTGATTCAGGAAACAATCAATTCTTCGAAGGAAAGAGCAACTTTTTTTCAAAGCAAGTACCATCTGCAGAAAAACCATCCGTCAGTTTTTCGGAAGAGGGTGTTGATAATAATATTGGAAAGGCGACGGCAGAAACAACTCCTGATTCAAAAACGTGGGACGGTTATGGAAAATTTAACAATATTCCCATAAATCCAGACAAGGCGCCTCCTTCTGCGCCTCAGATGTCAAAGGAAGAATTATTAAGAGAAAAATTCAAATATTTGCGAAAGTTGGAGGCTTTAGAGAAAAAGGGCATCACACTAACAAAGCAGTACAATATGGAATCTAATTTAGCAGAAATGCAAGGAGAATATGAGATGATTATGGAGGAAAAAACCAGGCAAAACTCGGTCAAGTTTCAAGGAAATATGTTGATGGCGTGCATTAATGGTATCGAGTTTTTGAATGAACGATTCGATCCCTTCGATGTAAAACTCGACGGTTGGAGCGAGCAAGTCAATGAAAATATGACTGATTACGATGACATTTTCGGCGAGTTATACGATAAATACAAAAGCCGAGCTTCCATGGCGCCCGAGCTAAAGCTTCTTTTTCAACTTGGCGGAAGCGCCATGATGGTTCATATGACAAATACCATGTTCAAATCCGCCATGCCTGGTATGGACGATATTTTGCGTCAAAACCCTGATCTCATGCGTCAATTTCAAACGGCAGCAGTCAATTCCATGGGACAAAGTAGTCCAGGATTTTCAGGATTCATGGGCAATATGATGGGCCAAGATTCGAATGGTCCGCCACCGCCCATGGCCACACAAGGTCCAGGCGCACCGGATTACTCTGTAAATCGCGGTGGAAATAATAACTTTGGTTCATCTCGTCCAGATCTAAATATGGGTCGCAACATGAATGACGGAATTAATATTAGTGAAAGACCTCCTTCTAGACCAGAAATGAAGGGTCCCAGCGATATTAGCGATATTCTATCAGGATTAAAAACAAAAACTATCAATATTCAAGAAGCTAGCACAGAGAATAATAATAGTACTATTAGCATTTCTGATTTGAAGGACTTGCAATCAGATACTATCAATATACCAAAGAAAAGCAAGAGACGTCAAAAGTCGGATAAGAACACGGTAAGTTTAGACATCTAATAAAGTCAAAATTAAAGAATATCCGTAAAATATTTTATAGAATTATTTTTGCATAAAATATAATAAATTATTACTACATGACAAAATATAGTATAAAAATTTTAAAAACGCCGATGGTTGAGTTTTTACCACACATTAATTTACATCATGTAGTAATATTAAAGGAGAAAGAAAAAAAGAAAGAAAAATCGTCTATTTACGCTATTGATTTTACACCAATCGACCAACACAAAATAGAAACATTAAAAAACTTACTTTCTGGAAAGCATGTTCCTGCCGAAATACGTGTCATACCTATTTTAAAATCATCATTTGATAACGAGGAAGCATTATTTAATGAATGGGAATTAAAAAGAGAGAAACCCAGGAAACCCATTGTTCTCCCTATATTGGACGGTTGGAGAAGTGATACTATTCATCTATATAACCATAACTGCCAACATTTTAGCAGATTTCTCAAGCAGAAGATTTTAGATGATCAATAAATGCTGCACCTGTTATAAACATTGGTTCTGCAAAGTTACAGTTTTTTTTAAAAAAATCCGTTCGTTCTTCCAACGTGTATGACCACCATATTTTATTGACAATTTTATTCCAATCTTCCCAACTTTTATTTTTATGCATCTGAACAAATTTTTGTATCGCGTTGCGATTCATCTCTAATTTTTTAATGAGATCTCCAATTTTCCAGAGTCGAAGTGTTCTATTATAATATTCCTTTTCTTTGATCATGTACAATAATCTTTGATCATTAATTTGTTTTGATAAATCGTTAGGTATTTTTTCTCCATAATAACCGGAGATGTGCAAAATTACATCATTGGGCAATCTATTCATAAGAATTATACTTACACTATAAAACTTATTTTGCAAAAAATACGCAAAAAGTGTTGCATTTTACCATAATAACTTATCAGCTAGCCATCCTCTTGACCATTTCACATGCCTATCTTTTTCATGACGCATTTTATAAAGGCGCCTTCTTGTTTTAGCAAATGATTTTCCTTTGAGTTTCATAAAGGTCGGATAATCGTTCATGCCGGCTGCACCAACACTCGCTATTTTTTTACCTTGCTTGAAAACATCGATTTTCTTTGTCTTATTAGTTGATGGCCTAACAGTTACACCTATTTTTTTAGCTTGGGCCAATGTATAATTTGTGATTTTATACGACATCGTTTATTATAAAAGAAGATTTTTATTTTGTATTATATTTTGTATAAAATTGTATAAATAGAAACACTGTTTATACAATAATGGCACTTCTATTTGATAAGGATTCGTTACAAATAAGAAAACTCAAAAATAATAATTACACCATGGAAGGCGAAATAACAAATCTAAAGATAGATGCAGATGAACTGTTTTCTTTTAAAAAGTTTTCCATTTTAAAAGAATTGTATAAAGATATCATTGATGAATTGCAAGTTACAAATATTCAAGATGGAACGGCGTCTTATTTTATTGTATTTCACCATTATTTTAAGGATATAGGATTTCCTAGATTGAGCTTACATCTTGACGTTACAAGAACAAAAACAAATAATATATTAGAATTTATTTGTTCAAATGCCATAAATGGTACAACAAATTTAAATCCAGATTATTTTATTCTTTCTTTTGAAACCTTTACGATTCAAATGTATATAAATGATTTTTCGATTAAAATCTTTATAGAGATTGCAATTCATTGCCCATTTGAAATCGAACCCTTTGTTGAAAAAATAGTAATACAAATTATACATAAAATGTTTCTTCGATTGAAACGATTTATAGAAATATGATAAAGATAAATATATAATGTTATATGCTATTTTACAAATTTGTTTTATACTCTTTTATGAATATTTTTTTTATGCATGGAACAAGGAGTCTTTCGTAAGACGTGTTACCCAAGAATTAGCGAAAAAAAATATTTTATATGTCAAGGTGTTTCAAGCTATTTCTTTTAACATCAATTTTATTGATGAAAGCTTGAATACAGAATTACTTACCTTTACAGATTGTGTTCCATATTGTGAAGAAGACGTCGATTTCATTTTGCTTGAAAAAATAAAATTCATTTATCATTTACGCTTCGATTCTTTTGCACCCATCAATGCAGGAATGATTTCTCTCGTATATAAAGTTACAAAAGAAGATGGAACCTTTGCCATTTTAAAGGTGAAAAGAAAAAATGTGGATATCAAGTTGAATGCAGCAATCGATCAGTTTAAATGGATCAGTTATATTAGTTCTCTCATACCCTTTTTAAAGAGGATGAATATTCCCTCTGTTATTGAAAAAACATTAATGCATATGAAAGAACAGACAAATTTTTTACAAGAAATACAGAATACCATAGAAATGAAAGAAAAGTGCAAACATCTTGATTATGTGAAAGTTCCTGAGATTTATCCTGATATTACGCAACAATTTCCAGATGTAATTCTAATGGAATATATTGATGGAAAACACATTCGCGAGATTGACGAAGCGGACTATGAAATCTATTCTAAACAAGTCATTAAATATGGAATTGTCAGTGCCTTTATTATAGGATTTATTCATGCAGATTTGCACAGTGGAAATATTTTGTTTATAAAAGAAGAGGGAGAAAAAAGAGAAGGCGTAGATGGTCATGTCTATAAAATTGCTCCCATTGATTTTGGTCTAGTAACAACAATAAAAGACTCGACAAAAAAACTGTTGATGAATATTATGTTTGAATTATTTACAGGTGATCCAGATATATCAGCTAGAAAAACGATCAATACGCTATTCGATCCACCCGATTTAAAAAACAATATACCTCATCATTTATATGAAAAATTTGTTACACTTGTGAGTACAAATATTAAAAATACTATTGATATTAAAAAAGGCGTCAGTCAAATTTTTCTCTATAATTTTTTTATTCAATTCAATGATTTTCTTTCCAACAAAGAATTGAAACAATATAATATAAAAATTAATGAGGATTTTTCGAAAATACAAACTGCGATAGCTATGGCCAATGGTATAAGTATGGCATTATGCAAAGAAAATTTTATAGAATTTACAAATTCGGTAACGAACGATTTACTTCACGTGTCTTTGTTCGTTCCTGATGAATAAATTTCAACATGTAAATACCGGTTGAAATTCATTAATCTTCCTTTATTGTCACTTCTTTGGCAATATTTTTTATTATCTTGTTAGTGCATTGTTCAGCATCGTCATCATTCGTTAGACCGCTCATCGATTCACCAACTATTTTCAAAAACTTTTCACTCTTTATCGATTCACTGTCATTGTATTCGGGATTTTCTTGTTGCCATGCATTTATCTGTTTTTGATTTTTATGCGCAACATGCTTGATCATTTTTGATAATTTCACTTTGGATTCATCTTTTTCCCATACATTCTCGTCTTTCACATACATGGTTTCTCTCTTTAGATCGCTGCAATGAATGGGTCGTTTGCAAACATCCAAGTCTTTTAATCCATTTGCCACAATATGACTAATGCCTTTTACATAACCGAGTTCTCCCACTCGTTCTAGATCAGAGAGTTGAACTTGCAATGTACTCACAAAATCCATAATATTCATGGCATCCTTGCATTGTTCATTCAAGAAAAAATTCAGATTAAATTTATTTTTATTAGTTACATTGTGTGAGTTTGTTGTATTTCCAATTCCATTCTTGAATAATTCAAGCATTTGCTCATTCTGGTTTTTCAGCATTTCTTTGAACAAATCTACTAATACTTCGCATGACAATGTATTAACAACTTCTTTTTTTGTTTCTTTTTCTTTCTCTTTCTCTTTCTCTTTCTCTTTTTCTTTCTCTTTCTCTTCTTGTTTCTCTTTTTCCTCTTTTTCGCAAACGCATTTCTGTCTGTGATTCCACAAACTAGATTGATGTTTATATTTTTTCCCACAATGACACGAAAAACAATGCAGAACTTTTTCAAGATCATATTCATTTTTGCTCGCTATTTTTTTAGTATTCTTCGTCGAAATATGTTTCAATGTTAAATTATGTCTATCAAACTGACTTTTTCTTGCCGTAATATAGTCACAGATTTCGCAATGAAATTTTTTGGAACTTTTGGAACCAAAATTCTTCGTCATTCTTCGTATATATAGACGAAGAGAAAAGTTCCTAAATTGGTTTTCCAAAAAATGTATAAATTTTTACAATGACAAACTTTTAGCAAGAATTTCATTTTGAGAGCATTATGCTCTGGTGCATATTTTGCATGTTTTTTCTTCCAAAAGTAAATTCGACTTTTTAAAATTGGACAAAAAAAATGTCCAAAAACGACTTTTCCAAATTGACTTTGGGATTTTTTATTCAATTATTGACATAGACTGAAAACACATAAAATAGGATTATTTTTACAATTTCGGCATCATTTATCATCAAATATTTCATATAGTGCCTTTTTTTCAGTTGGATGCACTTTCCGCTTTTTAAAACACCATAGAATAGTAATTGGAATCATACCTAATATATATCTTTGCGCTGGAATATCTTTATCCTGAGAGGGTCGAACCTTCATATTATATTTTATACTATATAGATATAAAATTGAACTAGAAATCAATTTTATATAATATTGCATAGTAAAAGCAAAGCATGGCGACTGAACAACCCAAGAAAATCATTATCTTTATCGATGGAAGCTATTTGTGTTTCCATCGATACTATTCGATTGTCCGTTGGTGGAAAAGCGGCTTTCCCGAGCAACAGGATGTCCTCTTGAATCCATATGAGAATCAAGAATTCCGCGAAAAGTTCGCGAAAACCTTTGTCCAAACTGTAAAAGATATTCCAAAGAAGTTGGGCTTAAAGAAAAATATCGCCAATGTTACAATGATCGTTGGAAAAGATTGCAAGCGAGAAGAGATTTGGCGCAATCAACACGTAAAGAATTACAAGGCGAATAGGAAGAATGGACCAGAAGATGGATTCATGGGCGGGCCGTTCTTTAAGTCCGTTTATGAACAAAATCTATTCTCGGAGGCGGGTGTAAAAACTACACTTTCCTATGATACATTGGAAGCAGACGATTGCATTGCACTCGCTGCAAAGCATCTTGCCAATAATCCGGACATTGACAAGATCTACATTATTACTAGCGACATGGATTATTTGCAGCTACATGGAGAAAAGATTCAGATTTTTGATCTTGCTTTCAATAATATTGCTGAAAAGAAGAGCAGTTTTGGTGATGCGGAAACAAACTTGTTTTGTAAGATTGTCATGGGCGATACAAGCGACAATATTCCGTCTATTTTCAAGAAGTGCGGGCCAAAAACCGCACTGAAATGCTGGCAAGATACCAAGTATTTTGAACAACGAATAAAGAAGGAGGACGCTGGTTTGAAATTCGAAAAGAATAGAACAATTATCGACTTTAATTGCATTCCAGCGCCTCTTGTAGAAGGATTCTTTACTAAATATTTGGAAGTACTCGATTCATTGTAGAAATCATCTAGTAAGTCGGCGAGTTGTATTTTGAGTTTGTTTTTTTTTCGATTTCGCATTTGCATCAGGCGCAACAAAATTACCACGAGAAAACTCATTGGGCTGATATTGAATACCAAATAGCTGTGCATAGGCTTGACGAATTTTTTCATATCTTGATTGACACGCGAGCACAGCTTTTTCTCCCATTGGTATTTTTTCTCCCGGATATAATTCTAAATCAATAACAATATAGTAAGTAAGTTTGGAATCGCCAACACCAATGTTGTTATATAAAGCGTTCATATTATTGATATCCACGTATAAATTTTTATTGGGTACAGATAATACCGGTTTCGCACCTCCTTGTTGCAACAACGAACCACCGGATGAAGGACCACGTTGTTGTGAAACTGAAGGCGCACGTGACGCACTACGAAATCGATCTTTTTCTTTTTTCGCTTCTCTTCGTCCAATAATATTTTGTTGCGTTATTTTTTGCGAAAGCATCTTCCGAAATGCTTCTCCTCCCCTGTTTAATTTGGCTCGCATATTAGTATTTGTATAATACCAATTTCTTTGATCTGGTAAAAGGGCGGTTTTTAATAATATTTTTGAACGCCAACAACCTTTGAATAATAAATAAATTATATATGGCGGTAACTCGGTTATTTGAAAAACACATTGTTTTACTTTTGTGTTATAAGCTACTTGATAATTTTTTATTGGATCTTCCCATGTACCAAATTGCATCAATACAACATAGTGAGTAAATTCATCCGCATCATCCAAATTTTCTTGGCTATCACTACATGATATCGAAAAAAAACTAGTATCTATATCAATAATGTCTTCCCTACTAATATCGCGTACAACTGTATGATCTTCTAATAAAATAGAATAGGAATACTCATCTCCACTTCCACGTTTTTTTGTTCTACTTAGAATAGTGCCTTTATATTCATTTGTAACATCTTCAAAATGCACAATTTGTCCGGGGCTCAGAATTTTTTTATCTATTGGAATGGTTTCTGCTTGTATTGTTATCATTTTTACTTTGAATATAGATTCAAGAATCTGAATTGTTTTTTGATTACCGCAATATTTCCCTCCATTTTTTGGTTCCAATCGAATAGCGGCTTTTACTTTTTGTAAATCATCTCCTATAAAGAGATTATTTTCATCAAATAAAAAATTGTATGGTATGCGATCTGGATCATCCGGTGAATAATCAGTGTATTGTTTTGCCTCATCCCAAAATACAAGTTCAGTTGCAGTAATATATTCTGCTACTGCATTTCTTAGAGAAACAGCTGTATATAACCCATTTTCAGAATATCTATTATTCGTAATTTTATCTGCCTTTAATAATCCTCTATTAAATGCTATGCTAATACTCGTAAATAAACTATTGCATATGTCATAAGGATCGCCATATAATTTCCATTCTTCCACCATTTCATCCAACAAGTCTTCTGAAATTTTAGTAAGAAGACCATCATTTATTCCATCTTCATAAGTTATAAACAATTCTCTGCGAAATTCATCGGTGCCATTCGGATCATATTTTGATTGCATAAAATCATCATCATTGTTATTATTATTAGCAATTGGAGGTATTACTCCTGTCATAATACCAAGACATTGTTGAAGCATTCCAACCGAAGAAATCTGTGGAATCAATAGATCAACGCTATCAGTATATTTTTTTTGCAAAGCTGGCATATCTGTTGCATAACTAAGTTTTCTTTGATTTAATATATCTAATTTCTGATTATTTAATGCAATTATCCCCATTATAGTAGCGTCCGTCGGGTAACCGTCAAATAAAACCATTGAAACTGGTAATACAGAAACAATGGTCGGATTTGCATATATTAAACTATAATAAGTTTGATATCCAGAAGTTCCATGTATTTCTAATAATGTATTATTGATATTTTTTTTACATGTTAAAAAGGCAATTTCACGAGCAAATACAACAGTAGATACGCGCGAATATAAAGTAATAAAATCATAAGATGTTATAATACCAGTTTGAATAGATAAATACTCATTGGTCATTGTTTTGATAAGTTTGGTATGCGTTGATTCAAAGAAAAGAGGCGTTTGTTTTTGCATAGGTTCGCCTTTTGCTTTCAAAATAACATCAAATGCGGTTCGATCTGCCTGCGAATAATTTCTTTGAAACGCATCCATTTTTGTTTTTGTATTTCCAACACTAGTAAAGGTTTTATCTCGAACAACTGTTAAAAAACTCGTACTTTTCGATTTTATAATGTCCCAAATACTAAGTTCAAAATTTTCACCCATTAATATAATGTCCAATGCAGCAATATTACATTCTAGTAACTGAATCTTGAATAGATCCGGATATTGATAATTTTTTGTCATTTCTTCTTTGCTATTATAGATAATTTTCAAATAATTGGATGCCCGAATTTCTTTATTTTTTAATGTCAGTTTAACACTAGATATATAACTTTTTATGGTAGCACTTTGCAAAATAGCCTGATAACAATTTAGATCAAACTTAAAAAGCATATCTATTAATTCTATTTGAAATGCAGTTCCTCCTTGCTTTTTTTTCACTTGATAAAGATTTCTATAAAAGGTTTCCAACATGGAAATATATTCCATCATGTTTTCTATTTTTTCCAACAAACATTGCAATGCTAAGATAGTTAATTGATAAAATATTTTTTGTTCTACAACCCATGTAGAAAGAACATTTGAAAATTCCGTTTTAAGTGTAGGTGTTTGTAAAATATAATCAATCGAATATCTTTTTTTCTTATATTGATTTATTAAATCTTTTAAACTCTTTGCGGTTTGATCAATGAGCAATTTTTGAGACATGACACTTTTATCTTTCAATGAATCGGGTATTATAACCTTGGCTCCAGCAGATTGAACAGGAGTTGCAACACTAATGGATGGCAACTGTGTTCCTAATACGTTTGTAAATTGATCGCTTGATTCTTTATAGGTTTGTGCGGCTTTTTTCAAATTATCATAATGCGATTGTAACAATTCAGGATTCATTTGAATATCTTTCTCATAATTGTCTGAAATATTGTATAAAATAGACAATGAAATAGGGTCACTTGGAATATCTCTTATCGTAGTATCGACATTGATAGAAGATTGTGGTACAAAATCACGTCCAATAAGTGTGTGAAAACTAGAGGGAATATGAGTTGCCAGCTGTTGTAAAAATGTTTTTTTCTGAGGGCTAACAACTTGCCCTTGTGCCACTGCTTGTGCCATTGCTGTACGCGTGTCCGCAAAATGAGACGATACTTCTTGTGTGGAATAACCATTCAAAATTTGAGCAGGATATTTTTTTTTAAATTCGGCCAATTGTTTATCAGCTTCTTGCTGTTGCGAATATGTTTGTTGGTTTTGCCCATATCCTTGTCCATATCCATATCTTTGTGTTAGAAGCGAACCAAGTCGCGACCCATAAGGAGAATATAACATACGATTTTCGAATTTTTTGGTATCAATGCGCCAATCACCTTTTAGCCAATCGTAACTAAAAATAGTGAATGGTTGGTCTTTGATATAAAAAAGAGTATTTGGAGAGAAAAGTGTTTGCAATATAATATCAATATTTGCATCTACATATCCATTCTCTGTTGCCTGCACTAAATCGACAGTTTTTTGTGCGGTAGAAGATATGGTGCGTTTTATTAGCCCAGAAAATTCGGTTTTGTTAAAAAATTGAGTATAAACATCTTTTTTTGGATAATACGCGGGAATTGCTTTGACAACAGACGTATTCAATTTCACTAAAGGATCAAAATAAACAGAATCGCTTTTTGAATCAGGAATTGTCATATTTGGACTATATTTTATTTTAGGGTATCCTCTAATTCTGGTATTGATAAATATTGTTAATGTATTGGGTATATTCGACATATTATACATTAAGAATATTATTCGGGTATTCGTGCTTACGTATTTTTATCTAGAACGGTATATTGAAACTTGGAAAATGCCTCCTTTTGCTTTTTCCGCTGTTTCTCCCGGTTAGACTTTTCTAAAGTCATCATTGCAGTATTCAATTCAGCATCAGTTACTTGACCATCTCCATTTGCATCGGCTATTTTATGTAAAATACGATAATTATGTGGAACAATGCAGTATTCACTTTCCTCGTTGAATAAGTGATCCGATAAAACGACAAATACCGCGGTTAAAATAAGCGACGCATAGATGTCACGAGTACCCATCCACGCCATGGCAAAAATGAGGATTTGACGAGTCAATGATGATTTGAAATATTCTTCAGTAGATTTACTAAATTGAATCGAGACCACTTTCGACCCAACGTTTAATAAAATCATGACAATGCCTGCAAAAAATTTGCTACTATTCAGAAATCCGATATGATCATGAATAAAACCCAATGGATTTGTAAAGAAATTATTTTGGGTTCCTGGTTGTACATTGGCAGCAGCACCAAAGGAACCAGGAACTGTTGTCTGTTTTAAATTTTTTTCTTTTTTTGGCATATATATACACGATAAAATAATTGTTTTCTAAATAATTCCAAATTTTGATAATATCACATGTTTTTTTTTAGAAAATTCATCGTATTTTTTTTCTGTATAGACACGCCAAGACCTTAAATATGGGCGATATATCTTTTGCAAGCCGGGAGTAAAAGATTCTACAGTATATTCTTTCAAAGAACCTATAGTAACAGTAACCGTAATTATCAGGAGACAAGATACTATTAAAATAAAAAAAATTTTTTTGTTTGACATACATACTATAAACAAAAAAATCAATTCTCTGCAGCAGAATAAGGATTCTTAAAGGCATTTCCGTCCGGCCAGTTAGATTGAGGTTCATAGTCCTTATTCAGACCTGTCTGCTTACCCATATCTGATCCAATCATCTTTGACGATTTAGGTCGCACCATTTCTTCTGCTCTCAACACATTTTGATAATTGTTTCCAGTCATCTTTTTTTTGTTAGCGTGTTTTTCAACTTTTGCAGGCTGAGAAGGCTGAATAGCTCCTGCTTTGGACTGCATCGGATTCATTGGAACATAGTCTGTGTCATTTTGTGGAATAGGTGCTTCCCTTCTTTTAGGAACATAATAAACATGTTTTTGTAGTTGATTTTGTTGATCAAATAATTGATGAATATTAGTAAAAGATTCTTTAAATCCAAAAAGATATATAGCAGCAACTACAGATAATAAACCTAGCCATATATTGCAATAGGTAATCAAGATAATAAAGAGAACAATAAGCGCTCTTCCTAAATAAGATTGCTGTACATTCATATTCATTGAAAATAATAGTAAAAGAATAATGATAATAATGGCTGCAACTAGTTTTTTGGAAAACATGGTATATAAATTTATCTAGATTATATTTTTTATAGAATAATGGATTTATAAGGTTTCATGCTCGATTTCCTGTAAAATATTCTATTCTTTCTTGCTTGTCTAAAAAAATAAAACAATTAGAGGTTAAAAGTCCAAGTTTTTAAATTATTATCTTATTTTTTTATAAGAGATGTCTTTAGCAATGTATGCAGCACCATTTGATAATGATATTAATGAAATAAATACAACGGATCAAATAAGTAAAAAAAGAGCTGCAAATCATCATAACAAAACTCAGAAAAAATATGTAAAAGAAGGCTATTCCGAAAAGGTGAATTCTGTCTTACAAAGCATCAATAATTTGCCAGATAATGAAGGCGACTCTCTGGGCGATTTTCAACCCATTCCGCCACCCATGTCCGCTGGAGTTGAACAGACGCGATTAAGGGATTCTATTCAGGGTACTAATTTTCAGCAAGAAAAGTCCATGTTCTCTTCCAATGTTAGCACCTCACAGCACGCGATGCCTGCGAACATTACAATGGCTGATGTCGAAATGCAAAAACGTTTTATACCCAATTATGAGACCATTTACAAGGATCAACAACAGAATAATCCGAATAATCAGAATAGTCCTAACAATGTTTCTTTTTACAATGCGCAACCGATGCCAGCCAATGAATCTGTTCTCATAGAAAAACTCAATTATATGATCCATTTATTGGAAGAACAGCAAGATGAACGCACTAACAATGTCACGGAAGAAGTCATTTTATACTGCTTTTTAGGTGTATTTATTATTTTCATTGTGGATTCTTTTGCCCGTGTTTCAAAATATACCCGATAGAAGAAAAGAAAAAAGAAAAAAGGAAACAAATCGAATCATAAAATAATCAATACTTTATTTTTATGCACTGTAGGATGAGCATAATTATAAAAAAAATAAGCAGCTGGCACGACAGATGAAGGCCATGTTTTTTGTTTTAAATTGGCAATAATGCAGTCATTATCTCCAATATCTTCTACTACTAGATGGTGATACAAATTTCCATTTCTTGGTTTCAAACATATTTCAGAAACTGTTTGTTTGAATCCATGTATAAAAATATTTTGCATTTTATTGGAATTGCTATTTAAAACAGAGGCAAAGCAAATAAGTGCTTCCTCACTCTTTTTAATCTCTGTACAAGATTTCTTGAAAAAATAAGCACCGACCACCCCAACTTTATCTTCTAAAAGCAAATAAATGAAAATATTATTCGATTTCATCAGCGCCATTATATTTCCCGGGTCTGTCATTATACTAATATCAAATTTTTGTGTTGAATCTCGCAAAAAATCATACAAATGATGTATATTGCTAGTTCCGCATTCTATCAGGGAATAAGGTGCCAACAAACCCGATGGTTTGGACCAATTTTTCATGGAAAAAATAGGCATACCGAAGACGCATAGAGGAACGATTCCTGTTAATTGGCCTTCTCTCTTGAAAATACTAACTTGAATTTCCCTATTTAAAATACGCTGATTATAATGATGCGTTGCAATAATCTGCGGTGCTATCCCTTTCTTTCTTCGTGCAGGATCCACGCATAAATAATCCACGTAATAAGCGTCGAACCGACTCGTAGTGCCTTTTTTTAAGCGTACATGAACCGGTCTAGTTGTCATGACGCCAATGGGTTTCTCGGTATTGATAATATCTCCTGTTTTTCCATCATGTAAGACGAGAGCATCCTTATAGAAGGAGAGAAAACATGCACTATTGTGTCCTTCAAAGTAGGGTACAATGTTTGATTCTTTTGGCGAAAATTGATTATCGCCATTGCGTAAATAATATTTATTGATGAATCGGATGAAACGGGTTTGATCCATTGCCTTTACATTTTTTCCAAAGGTGAGGGTTTCTACATCTTTAAAATTAGTATATCTCGTTTTCTCGGGAAGAGATTTATTGATAATACCTGAATAAAAGAGGTAATAGCTTATATCATATAGATGAAAAACGGGTTGATCCGCCCAGAATCGAAATCGGAGTTTCACGACAACAATAATTATCAATATAAGAGAGATAATTCCAAATAATATGATGTTTAGTAAATTCATATTATTTTTAGAGAAGTTTAAATCCGCTTTTTACCTCTTTGATTATTAATGTTTTTTTAATTATATTATAATATAAATATAAATATAAATATAAATATGTCAAGGCTGCTTGAGACACAAAAATTAGGAAGAGTGCTTCAGGCACATAAATCGGAATATTTAAAAATTCCTTCAGGTATAATAATTAAATGTAGTGCTACTAATTGGAAGGGTAAATATGATTTTGATTTCCAACCAGGAGAATCATTACCCAATTGGGATCAAGATATACATTATGCAAATCAGATTTCAATATCAAGTAGCGGTGATAAAATACTTATGCTCTTGATTGAACGTTCAGGTATGAATGACGCAATTGTATTTTTATTTAAAGATATTCATGGTTATTATGAAGAAATTAACCAAGAACTCGCATTTTCTTCATTAAGAAATCATTTTTATAATAATTTAGACGATCCTCTTAAAGAATATTTTGACGTAGCTCAGGAGGAAGTAAGTATGATTATGGTTTCAAGATTTGCAATTCAGAGTATACCAATTCATGGTAATCCCTTAGACTATAAAACGATACAGACTGAATTAGCGGCAGATGCAATAAAACCTATAATGTGCGCAGTTTCATTTACAGATAATGATGCAGGTAGAGAAGCAGAAGCAGCCGCGGCAGAAACAGCACCAATAGAAGCAGCAGCACGCGAAGCAGTAATAAGAGAAACAGCAGCACGCGAAACAGCAGCACGTGGTAGAAAGAGAGGTCCTGCTCCTTCTTCTGCAGCTGCTGCTTATGCTCCTTCTTCCGCTGCTGTTAGTTCAACACGTGGTAGAAATAGAGGTATTGCTCCTTCTTCCGCTGCTGTTAGTTCAACACCTGGTAGAAAGAGAGGTCCTGCTGCTGCTCCTCCTGCTGCTGATCCTCCTGCTGCTGATATTGATCCTGAATTGGAGGCTTATTGGGCTGCTTATGCTGATTATGCAGCTTCTTCCGCAGCTGCTCGTGCTCCTTCTTCCGCTGCTGTTAAGAAATCTCGCACAGGCAGAGGCGGTAAAAAAAGAAAAGGGAAAATGACAAAAAGAAAAATGATGAAAAAAAGAAAAACGATGAGGAAAAGAAAAATGACAAAAAGATAAAAAAATAATACGACCTTTCCCGTATTATTTTTTACAAGTTTTTATTACAAGTTTTTATTACAAGTTTTATTACAAGTTTTATCTATTTTTGAAAAGCTAATTTAGAGTCACCGAGTTCCAAAAAGGTTTCTGATAAAACGCCTTCTGTCATAATAATGCCATGGCAATCTAATTCAAAGTGATAATATTCGATGGTTTCATGCGTATCCTCTTGTACAATGGTCTCACCATTGACTAGATTTCGCGCAGCAACTATTTTACCATCAAGAATCATACGATGGCCGGGCGAGACAAACAACTCATTTTCAGGAATAAATTCACCTAGCGAACCGACCTTGAAACAAACGGGCAAATCAGATGCATCATGTCTATAAGAATTAAATTTTCCAATCCATTTAATAGGGCTAGTTTGAATTTTTTCATACAAAACAACTTCTGAATTATCTAGGATCAACCCATGAATAATAACTTTATCTTCAATTTGTAAGTCTTCAATAAAAAAATAACCGCGTTCGGTAAGAATTTTAGTTCCTTTTAAAAAACAAGCAACGGTTGAATTTAAAGTGGTATTTGTTGATGTTATTGTTCCTTGATTTGTTGCTCCTGAGAACGAGAATGTTCCTGCATACAAATTTCCATTTATTATTGCATTTGTTGTAGTAATTGTGGGACTATCTCCACCTTGTTGCCCATATGCAAGAAAAATGCCAGGTATTGTACTATTTGGACCAGTTGTGCCATTTAATGTAATTCCATTTGGTACAGACCAAAAAATAGTTGATGGATCTACTCCTGTGTAAATAAAATTACAATTTGTAAATGAAATATTGCCATTCAGAGAGGCAATATAAGTAATATATTGCCCTGCACCGTTAAATGTTATGGTTACGCCATTTAATGAAAGAGTAGAAGTAGCATTCCAATAATATACTATCCCTGGATTTAAAGTTACCGCGCTAGAACTTGGAGTTGGAAACGGTTGCGCTCCTGCTCCGGCTACATTAAAAGCATTCACAATTGCATATACTAATGTTTGCATTTGGCTCATTGCACTTGTTGCAGTAGCATTAGGATATGATAGAGCAGTTCCACCAGAAAATGTTCCTGTAATAGAGCCACTTACTGTTCCAAAGCCATAATTTGCTACACTACTACTACTTATGGTAGTAGTACCAATACTGGTAATGGCCCCACCTCCAAGTAAGGTATAAGTATTAAGAACATTATAACTGGGATTAGTCAAAAAACTTATAGTAGTCATCTCTTTATATTATAAAAAAATATAATATAAAATTAAAATTAAAATTAAAATTAAAATTATCATTCCTTTTTAACTCGGTTTCACCTAAATAAATTAAAATATATCAAAACCTGATTTAGAGTTACCTAGTTCCAAAAAGGTTTCTGATAAAACGCCTTCTGTCATAATAATGCCATGGCAATCCAACTCAAAGTGATAATATTCAATGGTTTCATGGGTATCCTCTTGCACAATGGTCTCACCATTGACTAGATTCTTCGCAACAACCATTTTACCATCAAGAATCATGCGATGTCCGGGCGAGACAAACAAATCTTTTTCAGGGAGAAATTCACCTAAAGAACCGACCTTGAAACAAACGGGCAAATCAGATGCATCATGTCTATAAGAATTAAATTTGCCAATCCATCTAATAGGGCTACTTTGAATCTTCTCATACAAAACAACTTCGGAATTATCTAGGATCGATCCATGAATAATGACATTATCTTCAATTTTTAACTCTTCAATAGGAAAATATCCACGGTCGGTAAGAATCTTGGTCCCTTTTAAAAAACAAGCAGTTTGTGGGTTTAAAATAACGCTAGTTAAAGTTGTGTCTCCTTGATTTGTTGAGCCAGAAATTAAATTCCATGCATACAAATTACCATCAAAAATTGTATTTATTCCCGTAATAAATGGCGTGTATGTAGTGTCTTGTCCATATGAAAGAAATATACCGGGTATAGTAGTGGGTCCAATAACAGTAATTCCGTTGTTACTATACCAAAAAATACTCGATGGATCAACACCGTTATAAATAAAGGTGCAATTTGTAAATTTAATATAACTTGTATAACTATTATAAACAGATATAATATATTGTCCAGACCCACTAAATGTTATAGTTTGACCGGTTAAATCAATGTCATTACCATTAGATGGTCCATATGATCCCGGAGTTATAGTTGCCGAGCTAGTTGGAAATGAATAAAAAGGAGATGAATTGATTACATAACCAACATTTAGATATAAATTTAATATCTGAGCATATGCTGCAGCAGAATTAGGATAATTATTTTGTATTCCACCTGTAAAAGTTCCTGTTCCTGTAATAGAACCACTTGATGTTCCATATCCATAATTTGATGAACTACTATTTATTACAACAGATGTATTATTAGTAATTGTACCACCCCCGAGTATTGTATATGTATTTAATTCATTATACGAAAGATCAGTCAAAAAATAAATATCGTTCAGGTTGGTAGTGCTGATAGTATTTCCAATCAATGATACTACAGCATTGGAATATAAATTACCAGTTACAGTCGTGGATTGTTTTAATGAAATTAAAGTTCCCGCAACAAAAATACCATATAAGAATTGACCACCTGATTCATCATTGATTTGTGCAGGTGAATACCAATAAATATTAGAAGCAGATGTTGTAGCTAAAATAGTTTGACTAAAAGAAGCTTTAAAATTTATATTAGGAGGTGGATTAAGAGTTGAATTCATACGGATAACAATTTGTCCTGGCCCACTAAATGTAGTTATTGCATTAAAATTTAAATCTCCTGATCCGGTGTATTCATACACAACCGCTTGATCCGCGATAGGAGAACTAAAAGTAGTTGGAATAGTAGAGTTAGTAAATTGTATAGGAACAACAGCCAATGACTTTATTGCTCCTATTAAAGTTGCGGAAGTAGTACTGCTAGTTGTTCCTAACTCACTTATTGCTGTTGAGGCAGGTGGTAAAGGACCACTTTGAAGATTTCCGCCAGTATAACTTCCGCTAACACTGCTATTAGTGTTAGGAGAAACGCCATATAATGGAACAATATTATTAACCTGCGAATTATTTATTGTTGTGCCAGTTCCAACACTTGTAATAGTAGTTCCACCAAGTATAGCATAAGTATAAAGCGTAGAATAAGAAGGAAAGTTTATTGATGTTGCCATCTCTTTATATTATAAAAAATATAATATAATAAATTATAAAAATACCGTTCCTTTTTAACTCGGTTTCACCAAAATAAATAATTTCTGATATTCATATCCACTCTTGATCATGTCAATTTCTCCCTGCATAATAAATCCGACTTCTCTGGCTAAGGTCAAAATTCGATCTTCCGATTCCATATATAACACATGCTCATTGCGCCTAAAAGGCTTGCCTGTTTTACGATTCGTGAATTTCTCTATGAATTTCGCAGTATCGGAACCTTCCGGCAAATCAAAATTAGACTTGTAAATGAAATCGTCAAATGTTACTTTCGATTCCGTAATGCGTTTGTCAGCATAACGCTGTCCAGATAAAAGGAGCAATGGATTTGCTGGAGGAATAACAGGATCAAACATGTCTCTATCCACAACATGGATTACCAGAGCACCACCAGACTTCAACCAATACATGCAGTTCTTGAAAAAGGTCAGCTTATCTGGAAAATAATAGAGTGTAAAATACATGCATAAAATATGAGTAAAACTATTTGCCCTAAACTGCATTGCCTTTAGAACATCCCCTTGAACAAAGTTATAATCTGGATAATATTCTTTGGCTTGTTTTATCATCGAACTACTAATGTCAATACCGACTGCAGGAATATGCTGCGCTTCCAATGCAGCGACATGGTGTCCTGTTCCACAACCGACGTCTAAAATTATACTCTCAGACGTGGGCTGTGTTTTTTCAATAATTTTACCAATTTCATAGTTATCTTTGATATTACTGAACACCAATTGATCGTAGATACTGGAATAAAAGTCATCATATATGTCTGTGCCAGATTTGAATTCAAAGACATCATTCTGCTGATATCCTTCTTGCTTCTTGTCATTTTTTTTGAAAGTTACCACAACAATTAAAAGAATGACAATCAGTATCAATATTTTTGCCCAAAAAGATAGTTTATGATAAAAATTAGTTATTGGGTTGAAGAATTGTTTCATAATATATATATGTTGTTGTTATTTTTTTTTAGTATTGATTTTATTATATACTAAAAATGGATGTTGTTACAGAAATTAATGATATAAGAGAACAAAAAGACTTCAAGGGAATTACCTTTTCTGAATACAAAAAAACAGACGCCAGAAAAGAATTACTAAATAATTTAATCACATCCAAAATAGAACCGGCGTGTTATTGGTCAGCCGAATTTATATGTGCTGGACATTATAGCGATTTATGGGAAATCATCTTATTTTTTTATAGCAAATACATTCATTTAGGAAATCCTAAAATGGCGATTTATTTAGAAATGCGAATCAATCATTTTAAAGATATTATTCGCAATGGATATGCACAGCATGAAATTCGCATGAGAAACAATGAAAAGATTCGTAAATTATTTTGTGAAATCATCATTATTTTGTGTCATGCAAAAAGAAAGCATAGTTTTCAAGAAATAAAAGTGAAAATAGAAGATTTCGATCTAACACAAATTTCGGATAAATTGAAAGCACCCAATATTACATATGGACAAGATATTATGCAGAACGAAGACCCCAAAGAATTTTTTATTGCCATCAATGAATTAGCGTACCATATAAGCGAAAGTGGAAAGAATACATTGTCTGCTTGTTATTGGATAGAATGGATTATTGAATTTGAAAAAATTTGTAAAGCAAAGAAGGAGAAATGTCGATGCGCTCGCCGCGATAAAATGCCAGTAGATTCAATCCATCAAATGGACATTGTTTGGCTTATTTGGGATGCATTTATTAAAGAAGCCGAAAAACGACAACATCCTCTCATCAAAAAAATTACGGATTCGCTGCTTCGGCTTTTTACATTGAAATATTCTTCCGGTATTTTCAAGAAACGAAAATATATCATGTACTATGCAATCTCTTTGCTTACAGAAAACATATATTTAGACGAGGAGATTATCAAAAGTAAAGAACAGGTTAGCAGTATTATATCAAAAATAGATATTATTTATAAACAAATTAAAAAAAATGAACAAAGTCCCAAAATGGATTATTTATTTGACGGAACAAAAAAAAGCAATGTTGATAAAACGATTGAAAAGTTGGAGAAAATGAACCAATTTGGCGAGACGTTTGTTCCAAGACTATAAAAATACAAGTTTTACCGAACAAATAAAATATGTATATATATAAACAATGCCGACAAGATACGTTAAAAAATTTAGACAAAGAACCAGAAAAAATAAGGGATCAAATTCAAAGCCTGCGTCGTTCGAAAAAGAAATGGTTCTTACTTTTTTGCACATGTTGAATACCATAAAATTATATCACTGGAAAACTCGCAGTTATGCTACACACAAAGCAACAGATAAGTTGTATTCCGATTTGAATGATACAATAGATAAATTTATAGAAATATTATTGGGAAAATATGGTGATCGAGTGAATCTAACGGGTGTGAAATCGATCCCTCTCTGTGATTTTACAAGCGAAGAAGAGTTTAAACAAGAAATTATGCAGTTTAAAAAGTTTCTAGTTCAATTAGATAAGAATCTAGTGTTGAAACAAATGTCAAATTCAGATTTATATAATATTCGTGATGAAATGCTTGGACAATTGAATCAACTATTGTATCTTCTAACATTCAAATAAAATATAATTTTTTGCTTTCTTTACAGTATTTTGTTATACTTTTTTTACAGTATAATATAATATGGATTCTTCGACTAATTATTCATCTTCCAATTATTTAGGAACAACAAGTTTAAATTCAAACCCCGGTCCCACTTTTGTAGAATGGATCCAAAGTATTACCTGGGAAACATGGCTCATTGTTATTATTGTTCTTGCTCTTCTCGGATTTAATATCTTCTATTATGTAGCTCAAGGAACAGAAGGTATTCATGAAGTATTTGCTCCCATATTAAGTTATTTTGGTAATGTTACAGCGGATACAACAAAACAAGTAGTGAATACTGCTGCCGTCGGCGTAACAGGTACAACCAACGCATTTGCATCGACAGTTGATACTAGTTTGAGTGCATTGCAAGGCACGCCTATTCAAAATCAACATATTATGCAAAATGCAAACAATGCACTTGCCAATACATTAAATAGTGCTAGTCAAACAACGATAGCAGATAATAATACTTTTACTCAAAATTTAAATTTAAATTTAAAACCGGAAGAGCAAATACAAGGAGTGCAAGCAACCAGTTCCTTGCAGCAAAAGGAAGGATGGTGTTATATCGGAGAACAACAAGATTACCGGACTTGTGCTTCTGTTGGTGTGAATGACGTGTGCATGTCAGGAGATATTTTTCCTACACGAGATATTTGTATTAATCCAAGCTTGCGCCAATAATGAATATTTTTTTTTATGTGTTATAAAAAATATTTATTTTATCAAAAAAATCTGTTTAAGAGCTAGCAAACAAAGATGAATATACAGTTTCATAGTTGGCCTCTACCGCACCATTTGGGTTTGTAGAAAAGTCGCCATGTTTCTTGAACCAGTACTGCATCAAATAGTTATTCACAACGGATGCATTATTGAAAAGAAATTGTGTCGTACCAACGGGATCGCCTGCAGGAACAACACCGTTGCTTGCTTGAACGAGGTACAAAGACTGTAAAATAAATTGAATATTGTCTGTAGTAACAACTGCTGAATCGGTTTGAACAGTGATACTAGTTACAAGGTCCGCTGAAGCAGCATAGGTAGAGAATCCGGTTGAAACTGTTCCACTTGTACTAGGATTATTCGAAACCGACGAATAGGAAAGCGATAATACTGCGGAAATTTCAGAGGGATTGGGAACAAATCCATAGGTGTTAATTGGCTCACCAGTACCACTTGTTACAACATTTGCATCGTAACATAATGGACTGCTTTTGGTGAATAAACAATAATTTTTATTAGCGCTGGCAGAAGATCCGGATGCAGTAAATTTATAAGTAAATGTATTGTTATATGTAGCATTGCTCGATTTAATAACAATCTGAGGCAAACTTATATTACTAGCAGCAAAGACATTCATGCAAAACTGTTGAAGTTTTCCAAGAGTCATTCCAGTATTCACTGGGATAGACCACGAAATCTGATTTCCACTGGTAGAATTACGGAAAAACCAACCATCACCGGTGTAAGCGGGAGTTGGAAGGCCTGTCAATGTGTAAGGGATGGGCAAAGGCGGGCAGCTTGTTCCCCATACTGAGGTCACTGCATTTATAGGAAAAGTATTTTGCGCTTGAGTCATGACATTGGTAACACTTTCTTTGATTTGAGATGATTCTTTCAGTAACCCATCTACACCTTGAGAAGCTGATGAACCCTCAATCTTTTGGCAAATCTCGAATACATTTTTAAATGTTTCCAAGTTATCCGCGATATTATTATCTAAAATCAAATTTAGACGCGCTGTTTGGTTGAAAATTTGTTTATCAACATAACTTTGCGTTGTCAATTTATTGCTTGTTGCGGTAGTGAAAAAGTTGGGATCCGCGGTCAATGCCAAAGCTGCGGTCGTATATGTTGTATTCGTTGCAGATGCAGGAGCAATGTATCCATTGTAAGATGTAGTTACAGATGCATCCGAAGCCTTAAGATTAAGTTGAGTAGAACCGGAACCATTCACATTAATATCAGCTGTGGATGTTAATACACCCGTTGCAGAAACAGCGTGCTGTCCAGCGGAACCAACAGTCAAAGAACCAAGAGCTGTCACATTACCGCTAGCAGCTAAAATAACCTTTCCACCTACATTTACATCTGCGGTACTGACAACACCAACAGAATTGAGAGATCCGCTTGTCGAAAGAGTACCCGCAGACGAAACAACAAGCTGACCGGCTGAACCAATGGTTAAAGATCCAACTGCTGTTACATTGCCATTCAACGCACTCAACACGACTCTACCACTATTTACATTGACATCGCTAACAGATGCAAAAGACCCAGCAATAGACATATTACCATTTCCAGCACTGAGAACCAATTTTCCAAAATTGACGTTGATGTCACCGACAGAAGCAATAGAACCTTGAACGCTAACATTTCCATCATTACCAAGAACAATTTTATTTGCGCTATTTGTAGAATCTCTAATAGTAAGATTTGATGCGGATGTAATAGTTCCTGCTGTGTATAAAGCACCTGTTGAACTAGTAACATTAAAATTCGATCCAATATTTACATTGCCGGAAATAGTTGCAGTTCCACCTACCGTTAAATTGCTTCCAGCTGTTACAGCGCCTGCGCTACTAACAGTAAAATTGGTTCCACCAACATTGATCGAGTTGGAATTAATAGAAGTTGCAGATGTAATGTAACCAGATCCGGTTGTTATTAAATTACCACTTGTACTTAAAGTTCCATCAGGCGAAATAGTCAAAGATTGTGTTGCGCCATCTGTTTTCAAGATGGTTAAACCTTCGGAAGTAACTGTCGAGCTGGTGTAAATTGGCAAACAAGTGGTCAAGCTACTATTTGCTACACCACTATTGGGAGACGTGAGAACTACGTTATTACTCGCCAAATAGAGTGTTTGACCTGGAGTAAAAGAAGGGAACTGAGGCGGCATACTATATTTTATCAAAATAAGTTAAATTTCACCAATAATATTATTTATTATTTTAATAATCAATTAATAAAAAGTTGTGCCTTAATCTTAACTAATTGTAAAGGTCCAGAAAGGAACATTTATATTAAAATTTGTAGAAATGGGTTTTTGCACTGGTGTATTTGTAATATTCATGAATTGAAATTGAATTGCCAAATTTGAATCTAATGCATAATTATATAATCCGCCTAGTTTCATGGGCGCAAAAAAATCATTGCATAAGAATGTAGAATGGCTCGACGTTTGAATTTGTACAGTATTTTCTGATATATTGAAAATTTTAATATTGGACAAGTTTGCAGCTGAACTAGGAATGATTATATTTCCTGTAATACTTTCAACAATATATATTGTATTTTCGCTAACTGTAAAATCACCTATAACATTACTAATATAATATGGACCGTCCAATATAACACTGTTTAATCGTATATTATTACTATTCATAATCCATATTTTGGAATTATCTGTTTGGATTAGCTGAAAAGCATAATGATTAGAAGAATCTAAAATATAGCTTGATTCGCCCGTCAATGGAATGTAGTAAGTATTATAGATTAGATTGGAAGAACTAATTGTTACGGGATTGTTCGATAAATTATAAAATTTTATTATAGTTAAATTAGGTAAAGTATCATCCAGCGAAATATTTCCACTTGATGAATAATTATTTATAATGTAATAATCAGAAATTGGTGTAGAAATTGAATAATTGTTATTATTATTATTTATGTATGTAATTATTGGATTTGTATTTAAATTTTGCACACCGGATTGAATAACATTAAAATCTGCAAAATAGGTAATTTTAGTTTTATCTGAACTTACAACTGATGTTAAAGTGGATGCTTGATTTGCACCTACTAATACGTTATTTGCACCATTTTTACTAGAATAAAATTCATTATAGAAATAAATAGTTTCCTTTGGTGATTGTAAATTGATTGCTTTTGAAGTAGCATTAAAAAATGTATAAAAGGATAGATTTTGAAAGTCTTCCGGTAAGATCATGTTTTGTCCATTGAAATTGTAGATCATATAAATACCAATATTTCCTACAATTAAATCACCTGTACTCACAGTATCGATCGCGTAAATATTATAATTATCGAGAACAATACTCTCGGTTTCAGTTGTTGTTGTTGTTGTGGTTTGAGAAAATGGCTGCGTCGTATTCGCTGCTTCAATGAATTTCGCTCCAACCGGCCATTTACCTCCAGCATCGGGATAAGTAAGACGATTCTTGGGATACACTGTTGGCAAATTATCATTATAACAAAGAAGCATAGGTGTTCCTGGAACATCGGAAGCAGTCGTAGAAAAACATTTGTTGGAAGCAGTTACTTCAATAATTTCACCTGTGCAAATATTTTCTACCACATTGCAAACAAGACTGCCGCCATCGGGAATAACGATGGGTGCAGCGGGCACAGCGGGTGCAACCTGTGGCGGCATAACAGGACCTTTGCCTGTCTCGGGGGGTATAGGTGGCACGACTGGAGCATTTGATTGTGAAGAGGTTGCGCGTTGCGGCAATGCTTTATTTATGGATCTTGGTGGTAAAGTACATGTCAAAGGATCTAGTGTTGGAACCCCATCTGTTGTTATATTAAAATAATTGACGCGCTTCAAACTTTTCGTATTTGGCTGAGAAGACGTATCTGATTGTGAGGCCCATGTTGTGTTTCCATTTCCATTCACAATTTGAGCATATTGTTGCTGCTTTGTTAAATTAGAACTATTTGCTTTATATTGTAAAACATTGGCTTTTTTTAAACAATATAATTGATAATAATATTGTGATTTTAAAATAGGTATTGTAGAATAAGGTAAAGTAATAAAATCGCCTGGTGTTTCTTGTATAGAATTTGTATTGATACATATATTCTCAACTCTACTCCACGCCCTAGGCGGCACTGGTAAATAATATGGGCCTAAACATGACATGTATTACTATACAAATATATTTTTATTATAGTAATACGAATACGAATACGAATACTTGATAATACTTAATATCACTTTTTATTGGCTGCCATAAAAGTACCATCGCAAAGATAAGTAATCCAAAGTACTTTTATTTTTTGGATCGCCAGCACCACCCGAAACAACCTTGGTATTGGGTCCATTTTGCATAATCTCTCGAATGGTTGTCATTGAAGCAGAATAATTGTAATAAGCTAAATTGGAAATATATCCGGAAAATCCATTGTCCATCGCAATATAGACATCTCCATAATTTTGCTTCGGAACACCCATTAATTTAACAGACTTGGTAATAATGCCATTAATATAGACATCTAGTGTAGTATCCTTGCAGCGTATAATGACATTGATCCATTTGTTCAAAGGAATATCAGAAATAACAATCTCTTCATTAATTACGTTGAATGTATTCATAATAACCACTAATGCATTTGTATCGGGTGCAATATATAATCCGGGCCCATTGTTTGGAAAATTGAGACCATTTTCGGCAATGGCATCATTTCCCTTGTGAAAAATATGCTTATATTTTCCGGCCATATATTGCAAATCGTCAATCATTATCCATACGGACCAGGTAAATTCAATACCACCCGCTTGATTGACAGAACGTAAAATAGTATTAGCATCTTTTGAATCTGGATCTTGTGGAATAATCAACATCTGTTTCGCATTTACCATTCCATCAATAAGGAGAGGAGATCTTAGCGCTGTAAAAGACCATGACATGATTGAAATGGATAACCGCAATAAAATAACAAAAACAAAAATTACAATCAATAAAAATATTATTTTTGCTACTAAACTATCAGAATTCATGAAATTACTAATTCCATTATTATTTCCATATTCTTGGTCGTTATACATATATATATTATATATAAGAAAAACGAAAACACAATATAGCCTCAATAAATAAAATACATATAGTAGAATAAAATAAAAATTAGTGTATAATAGATTTATATGGTAAAACCATTACTTTCTACACCATTTTTTGTGAAAGACACCTTAACATTATAGCTAGCAAACATAGATCCACCATAACCTTCCTTGTAAATATCCCACGCGGTTTGAGGATTAGTGGCATTCGGAAAATATTGAAGTTTTCCTGTCCATCCAGAAAACCCTCCATTCGGCGTGACATAAACATCCGCGTCGGTATTAATCATTGCAATTCCTGGTAATAAACAAGTATTTACTAATTTTCCATCTAGATAAATATCCATAGTGCGACCATACACACTCATCAATAAATTTGTCCATGTTTGAATAGGGACGTTATTTACCGTACATGTATGAACTGTGGTGTTGGAAGTTGTTTTTGCATTTTCGGCGGCACAAGTTAATGCAATATTTAAATTATTTTCAATGGCGCCAAATGAAACTAAAGGGCATGGATCAACGCCTCCTACATCTGATACAGATCCGGAAGTTGTGGAGGATGTAGGTCCGCCCATTCTACCAAATAGCACTTTTCTCTCATTGTATCGATAATTCCAATCATCAATGTAAAACCAAATTGAATATGTGAAATTGCTAGCATTTGTACGAGATGAATTTGATGTCAATTTATTAGCACTAATTTGTTGTTGTGTTGTACCAGGCATGATACCCGAGGTTAAAGTGCTGGTAGTCGAAAGGAAGTATTGGATTACAATATATATTAATACAAGAATTACTATTATGAGTATTATTTTACTAATATCCATGATATATTTATATTATAGAAATAGATTTTTTTATTCATAATTATTATTCTTGAAATACCAGTCCCATGATATATAGTTATTTTTATTGTAATAAATTTTATCTATTGATATTTCATTTTTAATATCTTCTTTGTTTTTGCTTATATCAGTCATTGCATTTTCTAAACTGTTCAAATAGGTTTCATTTTTTGATATTTCTATAGGTTTATTATTAACTATATTAGGCACTTGCTCTAAAATATTAATAATAGTATCGGGTGAAGAAGAATGCGTTGGAGGAGTTTTATCTTTAAAAAACTGATATAAATTTTTGACTTGGTTTGCATGAATAGATTTGTTAAAATAATTTACATTGCAAATTCCGCCTTGAATTCCATTATTTGAACCGATTTGCAATACATCCAATTTTTGATACGGGATCGTTTTTACAACGGATTTTTTTAATTCACCGTTGATAAAAATATCAAATATATTGCCACTATAATTTACAAGAATATGATTCCACTTTTGTAATAAGACATCTTTGAATGTATATACCACCTGGGTTTCTGCATCATTGTCTGAAAATTGTAATGTAAAAATAAGCGTATTATCTACTGGATTAAACATGATATTGGGCTTGTTTCCATAATTTAAAATGGACATGTATTGACTTAGACTGGATGGATTGGTTGAATCAAAAAATACCCACATAGAAATAGCGTAATGATAATTAAATTGCATTGGATTATTTTCATCATTTAAATCAATCGTACTTGTCTGATTCAATGTCTGATAAGAGGCCAAATTTGTTTCTTGATTTAAATAAACTGGTTGATTTACTAGAAGAAGCCCGCCTTGACTGGTTACTTTTTTTTCTATATATGGATAAATTAAATAAATACCTGATGCAACAAGAAGAAGTACCAAATACACTAGATACGATGCCGTATTTTCATCCGTTATTTTCATTTTTGGTAGATTCGAATCTTTCGTTGGCTTTGGAGAATACTTTGATGCAATACCAAATAAAAATGACAATTTATCGACGATGCTAACAAAAATACAAGGTATGTATAAGAGGGTATTTACGATAAGACGAAGCAACGGACTATTTTGGTAAAAAGATGTGCTTGAAAAAATTTTAAATGTTAAACCAAGAATGATTAAAATAATGAATAAATTTAACAGAAATGATACAATCCCCGAAGAAGTAGAGAGAGACTGAATATTTACCACTAACCAATAAATAAGAAGACTTGAAAAACTAAGTCCAAATAATAATAATAGAATTTTTTGGAAAATGGATCCATAATCAGAAATAGAACTTTTGGTTGCTTCTCCAGTAAGACCAGCGATCTCACTAGGAAACAGGCTAAGTATAAAAGAAGTAATCCAAGCGATAAAAATAAAAATAAGAATAACAAAGGTTGTTGATTTGGTATAATCACTACTATTTAAAAATCCACCAGGATAAGAAACAAGACCGACAGTGAGCAAAATTAAAAATAATAGGAATATGCAAACATTTATTATGGTGTAAGGATTAAATCTACTTAAAAATTCTGCATTATTATTCGAATTGTTGGGAAAGGACATGAGTGTTAATAAATATAGAAATCCAAATATGGCAAGCAATATGCTAATCACTAAATAAGGACCTAAATAGGTTGAGATATACTGATTCGGATCAAAAAAATATAATAAAGATAAAAATATAATTAAACAAAAATATAGGATACTATATTTGATGCGGTCCGTTGTTCGATTTGTATTCAAAAAATCGCCAACTGTTTCTTTTACGCTTAAAAAAAATAAAATAACTGCAAAAACTACAGTCAATGGTAAAAGAAAATAAGCATAACTATTTACTTGTTCCGGTGTTAAAATATTTTGATATAAAATAATAAAAAATACAAGATACAACACTACAAAAATCAAATAATACGATCCAGTAAATGCGGACAGTACAGATTGAAAAAAATCTGGATATTTTACGTACAAAAATACTAAAATAGCAAGAGTGAATACTCCTGCAATGAGAAGAAACGTATTGCCCGAGGTGAATGATGAAGAAGGGGAAGACGTTTGTCCAACATTTTTTCCTTCTGTATAGAGTAGGATAATACTTATTATGCCCAAAATTATCATGACAAAGGTTGAAATATAGAAACTAGTTTTATTTGTATTATTTTTTTTTGTAGAATCCATAATTATATAATGGTTATATTATGCCAATATATAATTTTACCAATACAAAAATAAAAACAAAAAACAAAAATAAAAAACAAAAATAAAAACAGAAAATGTATTATATATTACATATTTTCAAATGCTGTTTTTTCACCGTGGCATTCCCTACACAAGGCAACTAAATTTGTCACGTCGTTGTTGCCTCCATGTTCCAAGCGTTTTACATGATCCACCTCAAACCACGCGGTAAGTGTTTTCTTGCAATGTTTGCATTTCCAATCTTGCATAGAAGCCACATATTTTTTCTTGGTCTCACTTACAGAGCGCTTTGTGCCTTTGCTTCCCGACCTTAGAATACGTTGTTCAGAGGAATTTGATAATCCGTTTATATTTATATTGTCATCATTTTCATTTTCTTCTAAAAATTGTGTAGGTGTAAAGTCTAAAATAGGGTTAAACAGATCCATGGCCGATTTATCAATAGGCATATATTTGACAACATTGTTGGCATGCAGCAAGACGTTCTTAAATTGTTTGGGATCTCTCTTTACCATCAAATAGAAAATAAATCCTAGAAAGGCAAAACCGGCAATTTGTATATATTTTTTGTATTTTGTAAGCATTTTGATATATTTCCAATCATGATAGGCATTATAAATAACAAATGCTGTTATTAAAATAATATAGAGTTCGAATCGCATTATTATATTTTATAGATATTTAAAATATAATTTCTTTGTCTATTTGTTTTTTTCGTAATAGTGATCAATAACAGAACCACTTTTATGTACAGATACCTTTTTTGTTTTTGATGACGATGAAGATGGTATCGTCTTCAATCGTGAAAAATTCATTCTTTGTTGAATTGCATTTTGAAACAATATATTCAATGCTTGCAAAAAAGATTCTACTTTGGCAATATCGATTGGTTCTGTGCTTGTTTCCATAACTAATAATATCATGGATTTTATTGTATTCATAATTTCTTTTTCAACTGGGGTCAATCGGGTTTCATTTTTATATAAATGTTCAAATGTAGGTAGATAAATCATAACAAACCCCCATACATCAATATTTTTCAAAAACACGGTAGTGAAATATTCCATTTCAGCAAACGCTCCATTTTTTGTAAATGCTTGTAAAATGCGAGACAAATATTCAAAAATAAAGTAAAATGTGTAACTATATTCAATAATATCTTCTTTGAATTTACCCTCTACATTAATAAGCGTACCTTCAAACATCTTTTTAAAGATTCCATTAATATTTCGCAAATGACCCGGTCCGCGCTCATCAACCCATGTAATTGTATAATTGATAACAAATGCTCGAATTGCAATAAAATCCGGATTTGGATGTTTCTGCAAAAATTCGCGATACATTTTCGTAAATAAAGAATTGAATAAGACATTCGAAAAAGGCAAATTATATTGAAAAGGTCTATTCAGAAGAACAGATGGTACCTTTCTCTCTTTATGATAAGCAGTTGAAAGACCCCAATCGATGAGTCGTGTTTTCATACTATTACCGCGTTCTTGCACCAAGACATTTGATTCTTTTATATCACAATGATATACTCCCTTTTTATTCATAGGTAAAATTCCATGTATCAATAATCTTTGCAAGGATTCATTCAATGTCTGCAATTTTTTATACTGCGTTGATTTAATAAAATCACCTACATCTATTCCACCATATGGCATAGAGATAAGACTTAATTTGTTCAAATTTTTATTTATATTTTCTTTATCGATTCCGATTTTTGTCAAAGCTCTACATTTTACGTCAAAGTTTTCTAAATCTTGCTTTTCCAAAGGTGCTGGATCACAAATAGAGAATCCTTCTACAAGAAAATAATCCTGATAATTTGGTATGGTTTTGAGTTGCGGTAAATATTTTACAACTTCGCCATATTCTTTCGCAACATGTTTTTTTTTCATCAATTTACTTACGCCATTTTTACGACGCAGTTTTTGAGTTTTGCATTTTAATGCCGGTTTAAAAACGCAACCAAATCCTCCAGATGAGAGAACTTTACCGCCTCTTTTTGTTTTATTTTTATTTGTTTTATTTGTGTGCTTCATTTTTTGAATTTATATATAAATAGAAAAGATTATTCTTTAATACATTGATTTAAATCTGGTGATAATATAACGGAATGAATACTAATTGTTATAGGTTGGAAAAATTAGACTATGCGGATGGCTTATTAGATATTGATGCAACCTATATTATTCATTTAGAAGGGAATGGTAGAATTGATCATATACACGAACAATTAACTAAATATCATCCTTCTAATACAGTGTATATTTTATACAATAAAGGTTTCAAACAGTGCGAAAAAAAACTTCATATGGATGACTCTAAAATAGATTTAATTGATGCATTTCTCTCTATATTTAAAGACGCTCAACAAAAAAATTATGGAACTATTTTGATCCTAGAAGATGATTTTATATTCCATGAAAAAATTAAAGATATACAGGTCCGAAAAAATGTTATGAGCTTTCTTAAAAAGAAGGAGAATGAGCCAATGATTTATATGTTAGGTTGTCTCCCATTTATACAACAACCATATGATTATTATAATAATATACTTTTAATGGGAATTGGATGCCACGCATGCATTTATACTCGAAATATAAGAGAAAAAATTTTACAAAAAGATCAAACAAAAATTATTGATTGGGATTATTACACATTATTTGAAGAGAAAAGATATTTGTATCATGAACCATTGTGCTATCAACTATTTCCAGAAACAGAAAATCAGAAAAATTGGTTTTCATTCTTGGGATTGAAAAATATTCTGATTTATTTATTTCAAACTCTCAAACTGGATGAACAGGTTGAGCCAGGATATAGTATTTTTTACATGGCATCAAAACTGTTATTTGTGTTACTTATATTGTTACTTATATTGTTAATTATTGCGACAAGTGTCTGGATAATGAGGTATCACAAAAAATCTAAATTATTTACAAATGTAAAGATACGGAAATAAAATTCATTATTTATTGTAAAAATAGAGAATGATTCCAATACAAACTGCAATAATAGATGCATACAATATTTTACTTTTTATTTTTGCATAATTCTCCCATTGCTGTTCTTTGGGTCTATATTGCTCATAGTAATTTGCATAAAATTCCCCCAAAGATACCTTCTTTTTCTCTAGACGTTCATTGATTTTATTATGAATAAAATGCATCCAGCGCGTAAATGCATCTCTCGAATCCAAGTAAGGTGATATCGGATATTCATCCAAAAGTTTGCTAAAGTGAGTTGCAATGGATTCGACAGGTAGGAAAAGAGGTATATTTTGCACAAAATCATAATACTTTTTTTTTGTCACATCATTGGGTCGTTTTGGATAAGTTAAAGAAATAGTGTGTAAGAAAAACCAATAATGAGGACCCCATACTTCTGGGTCAAAACCGTGTTCTATACTCATGAGACTACACTAAACTAATATTTAAAAAATAATGTTTAAACATAAATGCAGAATGTTATAGAATGAATAAAAATAATTCTTTGTGTAATAATTGTGGAAAACATGGTCATTTATTTCATCATTGTAAATTGCCCATTACAAGTCATGGGGTTATTGTATTTCGATCCAGTTTGGAAGGGCTGCAATTTCTTATGATTCGACGCAAAGATAGTTATGGATACATTGATTTTATTCGGGGAAAATATTCCAATCAAAACATTAGTCAAATACAAAAAATGATTGATCAAATGTCAAATGATGAAAAGATCCGATTATTAGAACATAATTTTGATGTATTGTGGAAAATGATGTGGGGCGAGAATAATTATATACAATATAGAAGCGAAGAAGCGGTTTCATCGAAAAAATTTGAATCGCTGAAAAATGGGATCGAAGTAAATGGAACTATTTACACATTGGAACAATTGATACAAGAGAGTAAAACAATGTGGAAAGAAACAGAATGGGAGTTTCCAAAAGGTCGGCGAAATTTTCAAGAAAAGGATTTTGAATGTGCTACGCGAGAATTTGAAGAAGAAACCGGTATATCGCGAGACTCGATTTGTTTTATTGATAACATGTTGCCTTTTGAAGAGATGTATATAGGATCTAATTTAAAGTCCTATAAACATAAATACTATTTGGCGTATATGAATCATAGTTCCGATGCATTGTTAAATTATCAGAAAACAGAAGTGAGTAAATTAGAATGGAAAACGATAGAAGATTGTATTTCAGCCATTCGTCCGTATAATTTAGAGAAAATACAAATGATTCAACATATTAATCATGCTTTGAAAGAGTATAGAATATATCTTTGAATATACTTTCGAAAAAAGTATAGCAAAATATATACTTTTAAAATATACTTTTATTGCAAAATATACTTTGAAAAAAGTATAATAGTATAGTATGAGTACAGAAGCAAATGAATTGCAACAACTATATGAAACAAATGAATGCAATATGACACCTTTATCAAAAGAATGCAATCAATTTCAATTACGAAAAGAATATCTTGAGAGAAAAGAGCTTGCCGAACACCCAGAAGAAAATGATTTTTTATATCCCAATTTGAATGATCCCAATTTTATTGTCAAAATTGCAGAAAAAAAGGAGTTTCAAGATACAAAATATGATGGAACTATTTATGATATTAAAGAACGCTCTGAATTGCTCGCCAATGCGGAATTTGAGTTATCCCCTCATCAGGCATTTGTCCGTAATTTTCTCTCATCACAAACCCCATATAATAGTCTTTTGCTGTTTCATGGCCTAGGAAGTGGTAAAACGTGTTCAGCCATCGGAGTTTGTGAGGAACAGCGCGACTATTTGAAATCCATGGGTATATTAAAACGTATTATTATTGTCGCATCACCCAATGTGCAGGATAACTTCCGTCTCCAGTTATTCGATGAGAGAAAGTTGAAACAAGGTCCTGGCGGAATCTGGACAATGCGTGGATGTATTGGTAACAAGTTATTGAAAGAAGTGAATCCTATGAACATGTCCGGTATTTCAAAAGAGAAAATAATTAGTCAAATAAAGTCATTGATAAACAATGCCTATCTATTTTTAGGATATGTTGAATTTTCAAATTATATTGCAAAAACCGAGAATATTGAATTATATCGAGAGAAACATGGTACTATAGAAGAAAGAGGAAAAGAAAGAGACAAAAAAAGGAAAGAAAAGTTATTTGAAAGAAATTTGCAAAATGAGTTTAATAATCGTCTCATTGTAATTGATGAAATTCATAATATTCGTGATTCTGAAGATGGAGAAAACAAGGTCGTCGCAAGTCAATTAATGAATCTTGTTAAAAAGGCGCAACATATTCGACTCTTATTACTTTCTGCGACCCCGATGTATAATAGTTACAAAGAAATCATTTGGTTGCTTAATTTAATGAATTTAAATGATCGCCGCGCGACAATAGAAGCTCGGGATATTTTCGATAAAAATGGAAATTTCAAAATGAATACAAAAGGAGAAGAAGTTGGAAAGGAACTATTGATTCGAAAAGCAACTGGTTATGTTAGTTTTGTAAGAGGAGACAATCCTTATACTTTTCCATTTCGTATTTATCCTTCTATTTTTTCAAAACAAAATACCTTTCAAGATTTGGTCTATCCTGATTATCAAATGAATGGCAGACTCATTGAAAAAAATGAAGATTTTGAAAGATATGTAAAAATGGTGCAAACATTTATGGTTGAAATTGGCTCCTATCAATCCTTGGGATATCAATACATAATAGAGTCTTTGCGCGGTCGTGAAATGACAGTAACTACAAAAGAGGGACAAATCCGGAAAATGCCTTCCTTTGAAAATATGGACTCTTTTGGTTATCATTTGCTAAGACAGCCGTTAGAAGCTCTTATTATTGTTTATCCTATGGAACAATTAGAAGAAATCTTGAGTAAGAGAAAACAAGAAGAAGAACAAGAAGAAGAACAAGAAGAAGAAGAACTATACATCAATCCTAATGATATAACAGGGAAGCGTGGTTTAAAACGTATTATGAATTATATTGATACTGTAACGCCTCCTGTTATGGGTGATTTCGAGTACAAACCACAAATGCTTGAAAAATATGGACGCATCTTTTCTCCCGATGAAATAGGAAAATATAGTTCTAAAATTAAAACTGTTTCTAACTGTATTATCAAATCGGAAGGAGTTATTCTTATTTATTCTGAATATATTCCAGGTGGTATTATTCCGATGGCTCTTGCATTGGAAGAAATGGGCTTTCGCAGATACGGTCAAAAATCCAAAAATCTGTTCAAAGAACCAGCCGCAGAACTCTTGGACGTAGTAACAGGCCAGCCCAGGGTTTCAAAATCAGATAAAAATTTTAAGCCATCAACCTATATTATGATAACAGGTAATCCTAGATTATCACCAGACAATGATGCCGATATAAAAGCAGCAACAAATACAGACAATAAAGATGGGCATAAAATCAAAGTCATTCTAATCTCGCGAGCTGGCTCAGAAGGCGTTGATTTTAAATTTATTCGTCAAGTGCATATTTTAGAGCCGTGGTACAATATGAATCGTATTGAACAAATTATTGGACGTGCTGTACGTAATTTTAGTCATAAAGATCTGCCATTTGAAAAACGAAACGTTCAACTCTTCATGTATGGCACATTATTAGAAGAAAATAAGGAAGAGGCGGCTGATATGTATGTGTATCGAGCGGCGAATTATAAAGCTGTTCAAATTGGGCAAGTTACGCGCGTATTAAAAGAAACAGCCGTGGATTGTGTCATCAATCACGACCAAACAAATTTTTCACAGATTGCAATGGGAGAAACAGTGGAACAAATTCTTTCTAATGGCGTTGTTTTACCTGCATTTGTAGTAGGCGATGCGCCCTATAGTGCAAATTGCGATTATATGGAGTCGTGCGATTTCAAATGCTACCCCGATCAAAAAATTGATATTTCAAAAGAGGATACTTATACCGAATCTTTTATCATGATGAATTCTGATAGAATTTTACAGAAAATACGTGGTCTTATGAAGGAGCGATTTTTTTATAAGAAAAATGATTTATTTCGACTTGTCAATATTCCAAAACCCTATCCACTTGTGCAAATTTACGCTGCTTTAACACAATTAGTAGAAGATAGCAGTGAATTTATTACAGATAAATATGGTAGAACCGGGTATTTGATAAATATAGATGAGTATTATTTATTTCAGCCGAGCGAGTTGAATAATAGGCAGATTTCCATCTTTGATCGATCTGTACCCATCGATTTTAAACATGGATCCATTCATATTGACATAAAAAAGAAGGAAGAATCGGCGATTGATGAGAGACCGTTAAAAGAAGGTACGCAAGAAACTACTGTCGCAATAACTATTATACAAGAATTAAAGAGACAATTTGAAACCGCGGTTCAATACGCACGGTCGGGAGAGAAAATTGAGAGAGGAGATGAAGATTGGTATAAGCATTGTGGAATTACTATGAGAAAAATGATTAAAGAAGGGTTTGATGAAACAGTATTACTGAGTTGTTTGATAGATCATATTGCAGATATGATTCCATTTGAAGAAAAGTTGGAATTGTATCAATATTACTATCAGGATTCTTCCAAAGAATATACAGAAAACACATTTGATTTTATGTTGCGCGAAGTATTTAAGAAAAATATTATCAAAACACCGCGATTTTCTGCTATTATTATGTATTCTAGTTCAAAACGACATATTATGATTTGGGATAAAAATTTTAAAATGTGGGTCAATGCACAGCCTGAAGATGAAATTGAAACTGGAAAAGAAATTAGTAAAAAATACGGTATTACTGCGGATAAATTTGCCCATATTGTCGGGTTTATTGGATTCGAGCATAAAAATCGTTATTTGGTATTCAAGGTAAAAGATATGAAATCATTACGAAACAAAGGCGCAAGATGTGATGATTCAGTAAAATCTAAAAAAATTGTTATTTTAAATGAAATTGTTGGCGAAGAAAAATACAATAAGGAGAATACACGAGGTGCGGTCCAAGAAGAGCTGTGTTCTTTACAAGAACTATTATTGCGTTATTATAATAAGGATAAAAAGGATGATAAAATATGGTTTTTAAATTTTGAGGTGTCTATGCTTTATAAATTTTAACTCTAAGAAACATAGTATTTTATATAAAAATTGAAGAAACAAGTTAAAAGAGTATCTCTATGTATAATAGATTGATGGAACAAGCACAAGCGCAAGCGCAAACACAAAAACCCTTTAGAAATAAACGCCGTGAAATAAAATATAAAGGTATTTATTCCAAAGCTATGATCACGCGAAATATTCGTATTCCTATCAAATATGTCGGAAAAAATATTGAACAGACCATTGAAAAAAATATAGGAATCTTATTCGAGGGGAGATGTGTTGTTGAAGGGTTTGTGAAACCAGGTTCTTCCAAAATTCTTACATATTCAAGTGGAATGGTACATGGAACTACTATTCAGTTTGAAGTAGTGTTTGAATGTTTAGTGTCTTGTCCGGTAGAAGGAATGTTAATTCAATGCGTTGCAAAGAATATCACCAAAGCTGGTATTCGTGCAGAATCATCAGATGAATCGCCAAGCCCAGTTATTGTATTTATTACAAGAGACCACCACTATATGAATGCACAGTTTTCCAATATTAAAGAGGGGGATAAGTTTGTGGCGAGAGTCATTGGACAGCGTTATGAGCTCAATGATAAATATGTATCGGTCATTGCGGAATTAGCGGATAACTCGACGGAAGCATCAAAACCAAGATTAGTTATTGGGTGAAAATACACTTAAAATCAAACCATATATATTTTTACATGGAGCCTACTACAGAAAATTTGAATGCTATCCGAAGTAAAATAGAATCAATGTCTAAATTTAATCATGTTGAGATATTAAAAATTCTTAAGAAATACAATAGTGTTACTTTGAATGAAAATAAATATGGCACGCATGTTAATTTGACCGATATTGATCCTGCCATTTTAGAAGAATTGCATGCTTATATAAATTATGTTGGAACGCAAGAAAATGCATTAAGTGAGATGGAAAAACAAAAAGAACAATTTAAGAATATATACTTTGCAAAAGATAATAAAGATAATCAGGGAAAAATAAAGTAAGTATGCAGAAAAATACGTGCGAAAAGAATACCAATGTTTTTTTAATGTTAAGACCATTTATGCTAACATTACAAAATATGAAGAAAGAAAAGAAAATTGTGGAGAAGAAACTTGTAGAGAAGGTTGCAGCTAGTATTTTTTTTCCAAAGTCAAGAGCTCCGCCGACTGAACAAATGCCTGAACAAAACCCTATACCTAAGCAAATTGTTAATAAAATACTGACTGTAAAAAGCGTGGAGGAAAAAGACAAACTTTTTTCTCCTCGACAAAAAGATTCTTTGTTTTGGTGTTATTTTATTATTAAAAATGGATTTTCTGAGTATGAATATCCGGGGACCACCACATTTGCACGAGAAAAAGAACTTAAATTTCAATATATTGATATGCTGCGATCCAACAAACAGCTATTAAAAATTAAAAAAATTAAGAATTTGCGCGAAGATATCGAAGATGAATTAGCCAATAAGGAAAAAATTGGCATGAAAACATTTATTGCACTTTGTGTTGCAAGTAATATAAATATATTATTTATTCACAAAAAAAAGTGTTTTCAGAGTATTGCTGAAGAAGACGAGCCTCTTTATATTGTACATCAAAAAGAAATGAATAATTATACAAAATATTTTTTACAGACAGAGACAACTAAAGAAGAAATACAAATGTATAAAAATAATTATTATCAATGGGAAAATGTGGATAAGCCATTGAAGGCACCAAGCGCGTATAAATTGGAAGAATTAAAGGCACTCTATGAAAAAATTTGTACGAAAGAGGGAGTAATGAAAGAGGGAGTAATGAAAGAGGGAGTAATGAAAGAGGGACAAATAAAAGGGGGAGTAAAAAAAACTAAAAAAGAATTGTATGATTTATTGGTAATGTCTATTTAAAAAAGTGATAATTTAGAAATGAATTGATAATTTAGTAAAATAGAAAAATGAGAAATGATGTGATGAAATAAAAATTGAAAATAAATTATGATATAAATATATAAACTATATATAACAATGGCATCTAAACAAAATAAGTATGAAAAACCGCATGGAGAACTGCGTGGGGAACTGCGTGGGAAACCACGAGAAAAACCTAATCCACAAATTGAATTTGATAAGATGGTGAAATTATTCGTCAGCAATAATCCATATATCAAAGATATGAAAAAAAACAACGAATTGGAAGTCAGATTTGGCACACGCGGCATAAAACCATTGACAAAGGTGGATTATGATAGCGTGATTCGAAAATTGAAATCTCTTGGATTTGAATGCAGAAATGAACAAGGCGAGAGCATGTTACGCATTCAAAATGAATTTTTAGATGCAAATACTGGGACATTTCAATTATCTCCAATTCGTGCAGAAATTAATGGTTTTCACGGAGTCCAGGAATATTGTAAAAATAATGATATTAATAAAATGCTTTCAACATCGAACATGTCTTATTCTGTTGGATTTTATAAAAAAACAATGTACAAGCATGGTGAAGAACGCATTATGCCAGTCAATTTTGATGATTTTAATTTTCGCGTTAGTTATCAGGTGGAAGAAAAAATGTCTTCTAGTGGAGGCGTAGTAAAGGGAATTCTGGATAATTGGATCAAATCGAAAAAAACATTTCGCTATATAAATCGCGTAACATTTCAGCATTCATCCATTCCCGTAAAAGTGGATGTGAGTATTGTGAAAAGTTCCAAGCTTGTAAATCGTGAATTAGAAAAAACCTACACTACGGAAGAGTCTGGTGTTTTCACAAACCAAGAAATTTATGAGATTGAGCTTGAAGTAGATAATGATAAAATTGGTCCGAATACCGAATTTAACACAGCAGAAGAATTGATGCAGAGCATTCGAAAAGCAATCAAATTTGTTCTTATGGGATTACAAGATACAAATTATCCAATTTCTTATCCCGAACAAAAAGAAGTGTTATTTTCGTACATGAGACTAATTCATGGAAAAGAGCCAGAAAAACCAGCATTTCCAAATGATTTTATAGGTCCTTCTTCTTATACGCTTCAAATTGAAAATATTGTTCCTATTAACGAAAATGCCAATATTCCAAATATCCGTAAAAGTTATACTGTTACAGATAAGGCGGACGGTGATAGAGCATTGCTATTTATCTCTGAAAAAGGAAAGCTATATTTACTGAATACGAATATGAAGGTTATTTTTACTGGCGTTCAAACCAAGACCAAGGAAATATTTAACACATTAATAGATGGTGAATTGATTTATCATAATAAATCAGGTAGATTTATCAATTTATTTGCAGCATTTGATGTTTATTTTATAGACAAGTTGGACGTTCGATCTTATGGATTTTCTAGCGACAAATCAACCAAATTTCGTCTGCCTTTACTAAAAAATATTATACGGAAACTAAGACCTGAATCGGTTGTGCCGGGTGCTATCTCACCCATGCGTTTTGAATGCAAACAGTTTTATCCGACAATTTTAACAGATGACATCTTTTCTGCATGTAAATTTATTATACAAAAAGAAAAAGACGGTCTATTCGATTACGAGATTGATGGACTCATTTTTACACCAGCACTTATGGGCGTTGGCGCGGACGAAATTGGCAAAGCCGGACCGCTGTATAAAACAACTTGGGAATATTCATTCAAATGGAAGCCTCCCAAGTATAATACCATCGACTTTTTGGTGACAACAGAAAAGGGGCCTAATGGGACTGATAAAGTGACACCTATCTTTCAATCTGGTACCAATACTTCATCGGTAGTTCAATTAAATGAATATAAAACAGTTGTATTGCTCGTTGGTTTTAATAATAAAAAACATGGCTATTTGAATCCGTGTAATGATGTAATTGAAGACAATTTGCCGAATTTTAAAGATTTGGACAATGATAAATTATATCAACCTGTACAATTCTTTCCTACTAACCCATATGATAGCAGCGCAGGAATTTGCAATATTATGTTGAAACGCGATGACACCGGCATATCACACATGTTTTCTGAAGACAATGAGGCGTTTGAAGATGATACAATTGTGGAATTTAGTTATGATATGGAAAAAGAGGCAGGATGGCGATGGGTACCGTTGCGTGTGCGTTATGATAAAACAAGTGATTATCGTCAAGGTGGTAAAAATTTCGGTAATGCATATCATGTTGCCAATAGTAATTGGCATTCTATTCACAATCCAATTACAGAAGAGATGATTTGTACAGGAAATAATATTCCAGATGAAGTGGGCGATGATGATGTATATTACAATCGCGTAACAAGCGCAAAGAGAACCCAGGGACTCCGCGATTTTCACAATTTGTTTGTTAAAATGAAACTTATTACAAGTGTTAGCAAACCAGGTAATATATTAATCGATTATGCGTGTGGCAAAGGCGGTGATTTTTCCAAATGGATTCAAGGAAAATTGGAGTTTGTATTTGGAATTGATGTTAGTAAAGACAATTTGGAAAACCGTTTAGATGGTGCTTGCGCAAGATTTTTAAATTATCGGAAAAAGTTTAAGCGCATTCCATACGCTTTATTTGTCAATGGTAACAGCAGTGCAAATATTCGATCCGGGCGGGCCATGTTGAATGAAAAGGCTATCCAAATAACCAAGGCCGTTTTTGGTGAGGGTGTCAATGACGAAGAAAAGTTGGGAAAAGGAGTTACACGACAATTTGGTAAAGGGGCTGAAGGATTTAATATATCGTCTTGTCAATTTGCAATTCACTATTTCTTTGAAAATCAAGTGTCTTTGCAAAACTTTTTGAGAAATGTGGCAGAGACTACTAAACTGGGCGGATATTTTATCGGAACAAGTTATGATGGTAAAACCATTTTCAATATTCTAAAACAAAAGAAATTGGGGGAAAGTTTGGAAATATATGAAGGAAAAACGAAAATCTGGGAGGTTCAAAAAGATTACGAACAAACAGAATTTCTAGATGATATTTCTAGCGTTGGATATCAGATTAGTGTATATCAGGAATCTATTAATAAAATGTTTCCAGAGTTTCTTGTGAATTATGATTATTTAGAAAGAGTAATGGAAAACTATGGGTTTAAACTGATTACTCGAGAAGAGGCTCAAAGCCTTGGCCTTCCCGAAGCAACGGGTATGTTTTCAGATTTATATCAACAAATGTTGGAAGAGGTAAAGCGCAATCGTTTTAAAGCGAATGATTATGGAAATGCGCTTGATATGACAGCATATGAGAAGAAAATCTCCTTTTTAAATCGATATTTTGTCTATAAAAAGATACGTCATGTAAATGCTGAAAAATTGGCAATAGAATTATTGGAGGACACGGAATCATTGGAAGAAACGCGAGCTGCAGTAAAAGTAGCAAAAAAAGAAGAAAAGTTGCTCAAAAAACAAAAACCAAAGGCAAAGAGGTTACAACAAAAATTTGTTCTGGAACAACCAGGTGATACTGTAGAAGCAAAGGTACAAGAAGAAAAGGTACAAGAAGAAAAGGTGGAAGAAGAAAAGGCAGAAGTAAAAGAAAAAGCACCTGCAGTAAAAAAGGTACGAGCAAAGAAACCCAAATTAGTCATACAGGAAGAATAATAGAAACTTTTATAATTAACACTTAAAAATAAAAAATAAATAATAACAGGATTCTAATCAAAATGAGCTATTATTTATTACCAACAAAAAATACAATGATTGATATTTTACCAAAAATATCCACGGATATATCTTTAGTTCCGCGTATTTCACAAAGTCTCGATTATTATATACAAACTATGAATGAGGAATTGCATACAAATATAGAAAGTAACCACACTTTGGAGTATCTACAAAAAAATATAAATCCACATGAATATCTTTTTACAAATGTTAGTGGTGCAAAATTTTCTGTAAGTAAAATGAAACCATATTCTTCAGAATTTTATGTATTTTTGGAAATCATTTATACATTGGATATATTTGATTTTTTTATAAATAAAAACATAACTACTTTTATTTGTAGCCAACATTCAAAATCAATTATTGAATGTATAGATATTGTGCGGGAAAATTATAATGATGAACACTGCAAAGAATGTCTTGAAAGATATATTGATTTTATGTATTTTGAATTAGATTATCTCGGATCTCTTGAAACGTATATATATTCTTTTTTATCTTGTCTTGCGCATGTATTAGAATTTCAAAATCACGATGGTATTACTGTTATAAAAATAGATACTATTGTCCATAAACCAATACTGGACATTCTTTTTTTATTTACTTCATTGTATGAAAAGGTCTATATAATAAAGCCAAATGCCTCCAATTTGTGCAATAATGAAAAATATATTGTTGCAAAACATTTTTTAGGGTCGATAAAACATATTGAGTCTTATCTTCCAGAAATAACTAAAATTTTATTGCATACAAAATTAAAATCAAAACTTCCACTATTTTCTTCTATTGTAAAAGACGATTTGCCTTATTATTTTTTGAATAAAGTGGAAGAAGTAAATATTATTATAGGTCATCAATATTTAGAACATATTGAACAAATGATTCATTTGGTTAAAAATAAAACGAAAGAGGATAAAATAGAACATCGCAAAAAAACAAATATTCAAAAATGTATTCAGTGGTGTGAGAAATATAAAATTCCTTATAATAGATTTATAGAAAAGGTAAATATATTTTTAAATACTCAGCAAGAACAAGAGCAAGAGGATGAAAAAGACCTTATAGTAGAAGAATAAATAAATATTATCTACTGTATTTATATACACGTATGTCTGGATTTAATACATTTATAAATGCAAAATTGGATCTTAATAATGCGAAGGAGGCGTATTTGGAAAAAAATCCTCTACAAATAGGTCCAGATGAACGTATTCATGATTTTGAATTACGACAACAAAATGAACTCGAAAGTCCCGCAGCAATTTTAAACGAAAGAATACAAAAATGTTTAAAGAGAGGAGAAGTGCTTGGACGAATAAATAAGGAATTTCAAATAAATCTTAAAAACAACGCAACAAAAGAAGATGAAGACGAGTATTATAGATTAGGTACGCAACGAGTGGAATATGAACAAAGTTGCATACCAACGACTAGTATGTTTGACTGGCGTTACAAACGCGGTGGCAAAACAAAACGACGAAAGAATTCTAAAAAAACAAAAAGGCGTAAGAATTCTAAAAAAACAAAAAGACGACGTTGAAAGCTATAGAATATTAATATTTTATCTTGTAATGCCTAATGGTTGGCCCGAAAAAGAAGCGGAAATACCATTGTTGCTAACTGTTGGACCCACTGTTCCGGCACTTAAATTGTTACTAGTATTATTGTTCAAGTCACTTAATGTAGCTCTAAATTCTGAGCAACTTCGTGGATTGCCATTGAATCTTACAACGTAATCTTGCGCCATACATTTTTGTACTTTGTTTTTATAGATAAGAGGCGTAAAAGGTTGTTGGCCAGGATTCAACGAAGCGAATGTTGCACCCTTGCGTTTGTAAAGGTTTTGATTGGCTACATTTTTTTCAACTGTTGTTACTGCAAGTTTCAATGTTCTTGCACTAGCCATGACGCCACCCTCTGTTGCAAATTGTGTATTACTTGGTTTATAAACAACCAACTTGCAACCTCTTGGATTGCTAGGACCAGAGAGAGACATACCAATATAAGGGTTGGACAAGAAATTCGCAAATAACTCGACCGCTCGCACAGTTTGACCCGAATGCAATGTTTGCAAAAAAACGGCGAATTGTTGTATAGTAGTTGCTTGCAATTGCTTGTAGTTTTCTAAATCTGTATTATCAAATATCCCAGCATTATTTAAGATTTGAAAAGCTTGTGCTACAATGTAGATTTGCGAATTTGTACCTACATCCGTATTTGGGTAACAATTGGCAACATATAAATTAGTTGTTCCCAGTGGGCCTCCTGGTTTTTCTTGCGCAAATTCTTTTGCAGTAATCGTGCCATTTGCAAGTTCAACTGCATTGCTAAAAGCCTGAGGCCCACGATTAAAATTGAAAATGCGTTGTTCATATGTCTGGCATCGATTTTGTCTATACTGTTGCAATGTTGTATAATAATTTTTAGGAAGATTGGTATTTGCCGGTCTTACCATTCTCAAAGCCTTTCTCTCATTATTGCAACAGCCGCGTCCATTTGTTGAAACCGGTTGAGGATTATTGGTTAAATAGGGTTCTGGATAAACACTTGCAACAAGTGCAACACCATCGCATGTTTTGCAATCGAGTTGCGCTTGCGTCGCTTCATTCAATTCATTCGGTGGATTATGTTTCACCGAAAAAGAACCGGGCACCCACATCATTTGATTGACTAGGTTAGGTGTTGTTGTTGATTTTACAGCACGATTTGTAATATCTTGCGGAACAATAGTAATATACTCATTTGAATTTTCTGGATTTAATGCAATAATGGGTACAGCAGTTGTCGAGCCTTTGCGATATTGTTTCAAGGGGCGAGGGTTAAACTTGGAATGAGTCGGAAGAGAAGCACGAGAGAAGCATGATGGATTAATAGGGTTAGGTGTGGCAATGTTGGTCGGATCGTTGTTTGTCAAGGGTCGAATATTTCCACCCGTAGTAGCAACAGGGTTACTATATCGACCGGTCCCTTTCCAAGTTTTCCAGCCACCAGTTGGTAAATTATTATTATAGGAGTTCATGCCTTGAGAATAAAATGCGCTAGACATTTTTATATATAGTAAGAATAGAAAAGAAAAGTCTTAATATAATATATGCTTATTACAATTCTCATTATATTTTTCACTATTCTTTTATTTTACCAGACATATCTTTGTCTAATTCAAGAAAAAATGAGAGAAGGTTTAGAATCAAAGTATAAACCATATGATATGAATGATCCCAACAATGCTCTCATTTTAGGACAACAAAATGCAGGAAATATAGAATATTTGAAACAAAGAATTGCTTCATTAGAAATGATAGAAAAAGAAGTAAATGATATGTCTCTAAATTTAATTTCTGTAAATGAACAAATTCAAGGATTAATTCAGCAACAACAGCAGGCTGCAACACAATTAGTTGGTAGTAAGCCCCTAACAGTTACTGGAAGTTAATAAAATAAAATATTTTATATCGAGATAAAATATTTTATTATAGATATAATATAATCATACTAGAATGTCAAATATATTTCAAGATGTTTTACAAAATGCGGGTGAAGTAGAACAAAAATTACTTGGTCCAGATTATCCTTATTGGAAAAATATTAAAACTCCTTCCCAGATTGGTATGTCATCTGACGGAAACTTGAGTGCATTAGGCCGAAATGTTAGTGGATTAAAATCATATGTTGAAGTTCTTGTATCTGGCTCGGGCGATGCTTCTGCCACGGGCCGACCTTTAGGCAATCGATTTTTCTTAAAAACAGGCGGCCAGTGCAATACCAATCTTGATCCAAAAGGCGAACCAGTATTAACAGATCGATATATTTATATTGATAATATTCCACAAGGAAATATCCCTTTTATTTCTTCGGGCATGGGAATGAATTTTTCTCAATTAAAAGGTCTTATACCCGGCGCGATGAGTGATTTAAATGTATTGAATCCTTTTGCTATCATGTCAGCTTTTATGGTAGGGACGAATCCTCCATGTCAGGCTATTACTATGCAAACAGTTGGGCCTACACCACCGCCGACTTCTTTGCCTACAAACGCTGTTGGAAAAGAAACTGAATATGTTGCGTTAGTCGATATTAATAATATGGATCCATGCTCTTTTCCGGATGGAAAAAACCCGGGCACTGGAAAGACGTGTAGCGAAACATTTGAAACCATGTATCAAGAAGCGGGTTCAGAAGCAGAAAAAAAAGAAATCTATAAAATCCCCTTTACTATCAAAGATCCAGCAATCACTTTGTACTTTCTTTCTCTCGGCATACTTGGAATTTATATCTTGTATTGCTTGACATGTAGAAAACGGTCAAAATAATATAAAATATTTTTATGTATTTTATATTATTTTCTTTTTATCATTCTTTTATTTTCGACGATGAGTGCGACGTTTTTTACCGCCTACTGCAGCAGGGTAAGGATACATACTTGACCATGTGTCTGGGGGATAATAAGCTTGGAAACCTCCTCTTTTTTTTCTAGTGCCACCTACTGCGGCAGGGTAAGGAGACAGAGACATATTGTTCCAAGTGGCTGGCGGGTAATAAGCTTGGAAACCTCCTTTTTTTCTTCTTCTTTTTCCACCTCCGTATGGTTGTTGTGGATAAGGTTGTTCTTGATAAGGTTGTTCTTGATAAGATTGTTGATCGAGCGGTGGTTGATAAGGGGGTTGATAAGATTGAGTAGATGAATATCCTATAGAGTTCATAGCTGAATTATAACCACTTTGTAACCCTGTTCCAAGTGAACTAAAACTTGTTTTTGCTTTACCTGTAAGTGATTCCCACCATTCGCCCCATGAATTAGCTCCACCTCTCATACTTCTTCTATTTCGTCTTCTTGTTTTTCCTCCATGATACATTTTCGTCATCAAATTTATCTATATTATACAAGGATAAAATATTTTTAATTTTTATTTTTTAAATCGTCCTAAATCAAACGTGTTGGTACAGGAGCCGTAGTAAATAACGGATACAATGGAGGTTGATATGTTTGTGCTATGCCACCCCAAGTACATGCTTTTCCGCTGCACAAAGTAGTATTATAGATAGAACCCTTCTTTTTCGGCGCGGTACAACCTCCAGAACGCGCCATACGCAACGCGGTTCTTACATCGTTTCGATCATATGATTTATACGACATTAAATAAGAAGGTCCTTTTCCAGGATTATACGCACTCTTTCCCACTGCTTGACTTTTCAAAATGGCTGTGCGCTGTGATGACGAAGGCGGTGGAATATAATTCATGTGGGTGCTTACTGGAAATTGGCGTTGAGATGACATGGAAAATCGATTGCTCACGGGCGAGTTTTTTGCTAACAATTCTTGTTCGGCTTGTCGTTTTTTGCTTATAGCGGTTCGTGCATAATAATGACGTGCTTGCGCAAATTCGCTTGAATTATCAGAAGGGTAGAATTGAGGAGGATTCGATCGTGGGCCGGGCAAAACACCTAAAGTATGATTGTACAAAATGGCGCATGCTGGTGTATTAGGGTTGTCAATAGGTCCTACAATGGGTGAGGCGGCATAACTTCCGCCGGCAAATGGAATATTGGCATATTGATGATAGGCTACTGTTGTCATACTATACTAATATACTTTTATAAATAAACTTTTTTATAGCAAAAGATTCAAAATACTTTTTTTGCTATAAAAAGTATATATATTTAATATCTGCGAATAGCTCGCCATGCACTCTGAGATGCATTGTAATCATTTCCACCATTCGATTTATTATTGTAGTTCTTATTAATAGCTCGTTCTTTCAAATATCTCGAATAATCAGAGCTATCATATACATATCTTACATTGCATGATGCGGAAGGAATAGCGGCTTCAGAAGGATAAGCATCCGAAGTAATACAACTTTTACTGATGTGTCCAAAACGAATTTTTAATCCATGCCGACCAGGCCTGCTTTGAAATGTTTGGCATGGCCCACCGCAAGAAAAATTCTGTCTGCTAAGAACATCGCCCGCATTGGTGACTGCGCGAAATGGTGTGACTGCTCTGGCCGGGACACCACTTTTAGGATCACCTGGGGTAATAGTGCTAGGTATTTTTGCACGTAAATAATTTGTATTCCATGCTTCTTTTAGAATAAAACGATTTTGAGGATAATCATTCGTATCATCGCTTACTTGAAGTTGTTGAGGAATAAATCCAGGAAGCCCGCCTCCTAATCTTGACTGTTGTAGATAGTTTGTTTTCATACTTTCATCTATTTTGTATAATTGATTGAAGCTAAATAATGGACTAGAACCGACTGACCCATATAAGTGATTGTATCCGATTGATCCTTGAAATCCAGGCATTGTATATATAATAGAAATGATAAAAAAATATTAATATTCAATTATATATTATTTGGTATAATTATTTGATATAATATATTATAGTATTTCTATTGGTTTAAAAAACTTAAATCTTGGTCTATAGTAAAGGATGCAACTATTTTTGAAAATTGTCTTTGTTTCTTTAATTTTTGTCATTATTGACTCCATTTATTTATTTTCTTCTAAAACTTATTTTCAGAAACAAATTTTTAGCGTTCAAAAAGGACCTATTCAATTGCGAATTGTTCCAACCATTCTTTGTTACATAGCTCTCATTTTTGGACTCTGGTACTTTATTCTTCGAGAGAAAAAGTCATGGATTGAAGCATTTTTATTAGGTGTTGTTATTTATTCAGTGTATGAAACAACCAATTATGCTACATTAAAAGCATGGACTGCAAAAACAGTGATCATGGATACAGTCTGGGGCGGCATTCTTTTTGCTCTTGTTACAAAAATAGTTC